CTACTGCGGCGGCTCGAGCTACGTGTGCTTTGTCCACGGCGGCGGGTACGCGGGCTACGACGCCTACAACGGCAGCAATGGCCTCGCGCCGGCTTTCGTCATTGGTAATTAAAAACTTTCAAAAGTGGGACAGTATAGATTAAAATGTTAGCCAGTTTTCTCATATAAATAATGAGAAAGGAAGGCGTTAATTTTGTCTGTAAAAACAAAAGATCGACATAAATCCAAGCGTGAGTGTCTCTAGAAATCACGCGAACTGGTAAATTACATTTTAGTCTTAACTCGTCCTAGAGAGTTTGACGAATCTGGAAAACAAATTAAAAAACCTGGATTGCTTGGAGAGGGACAACCTTTCCAAGCGTTCGGGTTAGATATTATCAAATGCGGAAAAGGCATACATGCCGCCTGCTATCAAGCTAGTGAGATCTACTTGAATAGTTAGGAAACTTTAATTGCACGAAAGAAATATTGGAATTAGGCTATCGCTTATTGCGACAGTATCTTTCGTCAAATCGATCTCTGTATCTTCGAATACGCATAGACTAACCAGAAGAAACGGCGCTCTTTTGAGCATCTTGCTCGTTTAACAAAGGCTATGAAAGAAACTTTATAGGATAGAGTTAATCGAGATTATTTAATCTACGAGCATTCCTACTAGAAGCCAAAGAGTTATAGAAGAGGTCGGTAATGATTTTACAAGATGTCAAGTTCTGTATTTTTCGCTCGCGCAACTACAACAACTCGAACAACGTGTGCAATGTCAACAACAACGGGAACGCGAACAACAACAACTACAACAACAGCAATGGCCTCGCGCCGGATTAGATGGAGCTATCACGTTGCAAGTCAAGCTGCGAAGCAGCGCAGACGAGCAACACCTAGAATAGTACCCCAGAATATATTATTGTCCATCTAATTATGGTTTATTCTGGATGCATTGGTTCACCCTTGTGGACTAAGAAGGAATAGAACATATTATTAAATAGTATATTATAGGTAGATGCCTTTTCATCTAAGGAGAACTTGACTATTTCGTCCCTGCGACGGATAAATAAATACGATTACAGATGCGGAACTCGCGAAGTGACCGCTATTACTGTATGATAAGGAGAAAGAAGTTGAGTTAGTAGTAGACATCTTTCGAGCGTTTTTGTAGTTTTGACGCATTATATGATTCCTCTTATCGAGTTTGTCGAAATGTTCGATGGAAAGATAGTACAATCAATTTTGAAGAGAATAGAATTGAAACAATCTTACAAACAGAAGCTGATTTGCGAGCTTGTGAATACAAGTAGCTTGTGTTTAGTTGTTTCTCAATCATTGAACGAAGCAAACCACGAGATATAAGAGCGTGTCATATCAACGACAGACTGGTACAAAATGCTCTATGTGAATAGAGCTTATTGCCAGAATTAACTCCTAAGTTTATTTATGATAACTGTGCAACACTTAAAAATAGAGGTATAGATTTTGCTTTAACAAGAGCAAAGAAACATTTATAGATGGCTCATAGAGAATATGGGTTAGGAAATGATTTCTTTGCTTTACGAATTGATATTCGTAAATACTTTGATTCTATCGACCATGAGGCTCTTAAAGAAATTGCTAAGCGCGTTATTAAAGACCCTCAAATTTATGAATTATGCTCATACTTAATTGATACATTTTCTTTTAAGCTAACAAAAGATAAGCATCCAATTCCTGGTAAATAGTATTATATTGCTAAAGGCAAAAAATATATATCTGCGGATATCCAGTCTTTCCGGCCGCATCACCAATATTATGAGTATGAAGCTAAAAGTCTTGGATTAGGAAGTCAGACATCACAGTTGTTTGCATTGCTAGCTTTGAACGAAGTTGACCATTTCATTAAAGAAGAATTACATATTAAGTATTATGGACGCTATATGGATGATTCTTATCTTCTATGTGACGATAGCAAATACTTAGCAGAATGTAAAGCTAAGATAGAGAAGAAATTAAAAGATATAGGTCTTACTCTTAACTAGAAGAAAACCACTATCTCGCGCATTACCCCTATCGCACCTAAAGATAGGGTTCATGGCACTCCATTTAAGTATCTTAAATGGAATTTCTATCTAACTACTACAAATCATGTAATCTAGATACCTTTTAAGAAAAAGATTGTGCATTAGCGCAGAAAATTGCGTAAAATGGCTGCTCTATGGCAACAAGATAAAATTCCTACTGAAGAAATTCAGAAATCTTATCAAGGTTGGAGAGCACATATCGCTAAAGGTTCAAGCTTCTATATTATCCAAGATATGGATAATTATTTTCGTTCATTATTCAAAGGAGTTGAAATAAAGTAATGTATGTATTATTAAATCGTGGGAATATTGTAGTTGATATTCTCGACAATCTTCGTTACATTAAACTACAATCTTCTAATGGTATTGTCGTTGCCTGCTCAGAAGAAGAAGGCACTGGGGTTATTGGCTCTGATTGTGATACTCATTATGTCTTAATCCAAGCTGATACAATTAACTCTCCTAACGCAGTTCGCGTTATCGAGGTTGAAGAAATTCCATCCAATGTTACGCCTAACCTATATAAGTTCGATAATGAAACTCAGAGTTTTGTTTATCGCTATAGTTTAGATGAAGCTAAAGAGCTTAAGCAAGAGAAGAATAAGCTACTTTTCGCAGAGCATCTTGCTTCTCATCCATTAACATGGACAGATGGAAAAGAATATGGAGTTACAATGGAGGATCAATCTGAGATTAGTCTTAACTTAAGTCAATATCAGATCGCCGTTCAGGCAGGTATTGAATCTCCAACTCTGGAATGGCACGCTCGACATGAAGAGTGCTAGCCTTGGACATTAGAAAATCTTGTTGCATTGTCTATGTCCATCTCTGCGGCTGTATATCCAATGTATCGTCAAATGCAGTAGTATAAAATCTCTATTTATGGAGCAGCTTCTTTAGAGGAGCTAGAACAGGTAGAGCTTGATTATGCGGACTAAACTGAATAAGTTTCTTACCTTATTCACTGTTGGAGGTTCTCTCTATTTTATTATAGAGTTCTTGTTTAAGATCTTCATTAGTGGTGGTATGATACATTGGTCAATGTTTCTCCTAGGCGGACTTTGTTTCGTTCTTATTGGAGAAATAAACGAGGTTATACCTTGGGAAATGTCTATCATTAAACAAGGGGCTATTGGAGCCGCAATAGTTACCTCACTTGAATTTGTATTCGGCGTAATTTTGAATCTAGTCCTAAAGCTAGGAATTTGGGACTATTCAAACTTACCTTTCAATATATTGGGGCAGGTTTGTCTTCCTTTCTCACTCGCATGGTTCGGATTAGCTCTTATAGCTATCTTCCTCGATGACTATCTCCGTTGGAAATGGTTTGACGAAGAAATTCCGCACTACCATCTCAAAGACAAAGTTTGCCATTAAAACAAAAAATAGGGGAGAACCTTAATTAAAAGGTTCTCCCCTATTTTTTTTTATTTATTTTACATCGATAATGACGATTTCAATATCTCCCTCAATAGCCTTGCTAGCCGTGAAGGTAATACCAGATCCAACAGTTGCTTGTGCGCTATCAATCTTGTTATAATCATCATGATTACTAATCCAGGAAATGATTGGAGGCACATTGCCATTCTTACCACACTTTAAATTAGTATTACTATAAGAATAGGTATAAGTATCTCCAGAATGTACCCAGTTGGCTTGAGCAAGAGTAACTGTATAAGAGACGGTAGTTACTTCATCCATCTTATTGTCTGTCTCGCTCCTACTATACACATCTAAGTTAGCTCTCGCGGCCGCCGCGGTTGTAGCACCGGTACCACCAGCTTTAATAGGTAGAGTACCGAACTTTGGAATACCAGAAACCTCTGCGAATAATGCTCCAGTACCTAACAGACCAGAGACACCATCAGTAGAATTTCCAGTTACAATAGCACCTTCCTCGATAGACACCATCTTAACTGCATCAGTACCATTACCGAGCAGTAAAGCATTAACTGTTAAAGTTTTCTGTCCAGTACCACCCTGCGCAACAGTAGCAGTCATATTAGTAAGAAAGATGTCATCAATGTCAATCTCTTTGGTGTCTTTCTTTAAAATAGAAGCCGCATATGCATTAACTTGAACACGTCCACCAGCAGTATTAGAAATATCAATGAACAAATTGCCTGTATTCTCGCAGAAATAGGCGTATCCCTCATGCATGGGGATTTGAGTGAGAAGCTCTTCCTCGCCTCTATAAATCTTAAATAAAGCCATTATTAAATCCTCCCTTTAATCAAGGCTTTTCTATAAGGTCTTGGAAAGATCCCCATGAAACAAGGCTCTATACCTAATCTTTAGAATAAGCCGTTTTTGATGTATCTCCATCGCCGCCAATCAGCGAGTTAATATAATTGATTGAGTAAGTCTTATTGTCAACATTTTCCTTATAAGACTGCTCGATTAAACTAGAAACACCACCAGTTAACTACGCTCTATCCCACTCACCAATATTAGTCTTATAATACCAATAAGATACATCTCCACCATTACCAAGCAAGGTCCAAGTAATAGCAAAGATTTTATGAGAATCAATAGTGCCAGAATAGTGTTCCTGAATATAAGCGACACCATTGGCTAAACTAGCAGCAAACTCCGCAGTTTCAGTTAAATGATATTCAGCTTCAATATTAAGAGCATCCCCAACAGGACCTTTAATACTCTTCTCACTAGCTTTCCATCCATTAGCGGTTAAAGTATATAAAACACCGGTTTCGCTATTGAGATAAATATCTCCGATTCTCGCGCCATCAATAGCAGTAGTTGCTCCATCAGCAGTAATCTCAAGACCTGCAAATAGCTTACTACCAGTTGGAATCTTGAAAGTAAAGGTTACTGTATCTTTGCTAGTAATAGCAGAAGTGACAGATCCTTGCTCTGTTGAACCAACAAAAGTAGAAGAAACGGCGGGCTTCGGAGCCTATGGGAGCTTAAATTCAAGCTGCCATTCGGTACCTTCTGCGTTTGTTAGTGTCCTTTCAACTAGCGGAACCGCAGGTTTAAATCCTTCGTCGCCTTCGATATAAGGAGCGATAGCACTAGCGTTGACCGCTGGTAGTGGTTGCTGAATACTTGCTTGATATTCAAAGACACAAGTAGTATCATCTGTCTTACTAGTTACTCTATAAATAAAACCAGTGGCTTCATTGATATAGTAATCTCCAACTCCATAATTGGCGAAAAGTGGATCGGTAAGAGTGTATGTTTTACCGGTTTTTTGCCCTAATAAACTACCATAATAGAATTTAACCGCACGAGGCAAGTCAAAATGTAACTTAGGCGCATTAACTGTTCCAACATTAGTTACTTTGGGTTCAAAGTCTGGCGCTCTAGTAACTGTCTCTGGTGCAGCCATTACTTGACTACGAGGCAGAGAAAATGTCAAAATAGGATGCTCGTGGAGAGTATCTTCTTCACTATAACCAAAACTCACAGTTGGCTCAGCATCAGCGTTTAATACTTTGTGAAGAATATTACTATCTAAAAATTCCTGAACTACAGGTAATTGGAATTTAAGTACAGGCCGGTTAATATCAGTTAAATCAAGTCTGACCTTTGGTTCTTCCCCAACGCCAATAACATCAACTGTAACCTAATCAATTACTTGAGACTGCGGAATATTAAAATGCACGGTTGGGTGGTCAATATCATCATCATTATATACAACACTTGGCTTTTCATCTGCATTTAAAACGGTTGCTTCTTGCGGCATTGACAATACCTATGCTCTTGGCAACTTAAATTGAATAACTGGCATATCTTGGTTAGATAAATCAGTTTCAATGTCTGGTTGTTCATTCGCATGAAGCACGATTGCAGGTGTCGTAATACTAATCTTTGGAGTATTACCAGTACAAGAAGAAATGAGCTTATAACTAAGGCCACTACCCTCTCCCGCAGATTCATCATATACTTTCTACCATAAAGTAGAATTTAAGTTTTGTTTATTTCCCGCTTTTAAGTCATAATTCATACGGGTCATGTATGTAGCATCAGATGGCAAGCCATAAGATACCATAACAAATTCGCCCACAGAGATAGGAGATGCCCATCCTTTATCTAAGTCAACTTGCGCTCCATCAGGACCGTAATAAGACTCAAATATCTTTTTAATCTCGAAGCTCTGTCCAGCAGGACCTCCATAGAAAGATTGCATGTCTATACCTCCTTATCCCTAGAGTGGATCATAAATAAAGTCTACAATTACGTTATCTAACTCACCAATAACAGTTTTATCTTCTCTGTAAACTCCGTTTAGACCTTGATTTAAAATTGCACTACCCTTTTGAAATGCAGCAATGTAAGTCTCATTAGCTTCATTATATCCATTCCAATAGGTTTTATAAGCATCAGAAGTTGGGTCAGTAGGCTCTTCTCCTAATGCAGCGATAGCAGCTTCAAGAGCCACCTTAGCCTCTTTGATAATCTTCTCGCCTTCTTGTTTTTTACTTTCTGATTCTTTCTCGTCTTTAATATAAACTGTAGGACGAACGAACTTCATACTTGTAATAACAATATCTTCATCAAGCTCATAAATACCAGTGCGGCCGATCATGATAGTCTTGCTAGCATTCATGACGACTTGCGCTCCGGGTGGAGCCTGAATACCAACTTTGGTAAACTATTTGGCACTAGAAGCACTTACAATGTCATTGTAAATATCAATTCCAGAGGAAATATAATGTTTTCCATCGCCAATGCTACTTGTATCTACTACACGATAGTAGATTTGTCCAATAGCAGACATCGCCCTCTCCTCCTTATACTCGTGTTAAAACTTCTGTCGCAGTAATACTCATAGTGCCATTATAAGTGAGAGGTAAAGAATATTGGGTAATCTAATAGTTACCATAGATATTGCTATCTTTATCTTCAACCCTAATTATATTATTAGGCTCTATATAATATTTCGGCAAACAGGTTAAAGAAATAGTAGTATTATAACATAAGTTCTAATACATCATTTCTCGAATTTGGTCAAAGCAACTAGTTCCAGTGGTGCTTATTGAGAACATATCATAGTATTCATTAGTTAGAATAAAGAATCTCTAACCAATTCCTTGATATTTAACAATCAAGTCCTAATCTAATCCTTCAATAAATACAACATCGGGAACTTCGCTATTATATACGGTTTTTATGTCATTATTATTAACGACTTTAGTCCTACGGCCAATATTCTTAATAGAATACTTACCAAGAGCAGAACTAGTATCTATAAAATCTAGCCAGAAGTTAATAGAACCTGGATCATTAAATACATCAGGATTCCAATGATTCGTAGCATCCCAGTTCTTGTTCATTGGGTTATATAGATTACGCCACTCTGCAATTAACTCTGAATCATAATAATTATCATAAACACTATTAGACACCTAAGCATTAAGAGCACGACGATATAGCTCTTCTCTCCATTCATCGCATGAAGTACCTACTAAGGTAACTGTATAGTCATCTACACTATAATCATCAAGAGTATTAAAATCATAGCGAACAATAAGATTAGATTTTTTATCCTTTACTTCCCACATATTCTACATAGCTAGATCAATGTTTGGTTTATCATCAATAGCAAGATGATAACGGATAGATACCTCTACGCCGGTTGAAGTCTTACGCTTGCCCCAAACATAAAAGTCATTCTTCACATTATCATACTTAGGATTGCGAGTAATCGCAGTTGTCGTGTCAAGATCGGTAAGCGAGTATAAAAATTTTGCATTATTATATGAACGCACATAATCTTCTGGACTTAACTTTAATAACGGACTACCGGTATTGAGATAGTTCTTAATCTCTTGGAATACAAACTTACCATCTATATTATAGAAATATTCATAATTACCGAGAGTGCTAACAATCTTGTCTAATAAAGTTACTACCGTGTCTCCCGCATTTAATACCAACTCTCCTGGATAGGTAAAATCGGTATACTTATATCCAGCATCTTGTCCATAACTAAACATATGCGGATAATCTTCTTGCGCTTCAAAACTCAAACTCTAGTAGTCATTGGAGAAATATACTGGCTTATCTCCCATGTATCTTACTAACATCTTAATCTCTTCATCAATGTCAGTAATAATAATATTCTCAATAGCTTCTCCGCCCCAATGATTTACCGCTTCGTAGATAATTTGGAAAATAGTAGGATATTGAATCTCTACATCTCCATTATCAAGCTAAACAAGACTTTCATGGAAGGTTATTGATGCCGGTAAAGTGCCACCTGCGGTTCCATCTAATAAACACATCTTATCTTTACCAGTGATAGAAATATTCCAACCACTAGTAGAGCGACTGATATTAGCAGAGGATAAAACAAACAAGCCACAAGGAAACCAAATAATATCTCCATAGTTCTTATAAGACTTTAATGGATTATCATAACCGATTAAAACTTTAATCTTCTTGTTAATAGAAATCTCATTATCAATATCCTCAAGATTACTATTATCAATAGAAGCAAGCATAGTAAGGTTAATGGTTCTTCTAATTGCGGAAGAACCATTAACGCTCAAGTTACCACTAGTGATAGAACCCTAAATCTCTTTAATGGGTTCTTCATCCTTAAAAGAAAGGAGGATAATCTTTGCATACTATACTCGCATATGCAATTTATCTAACTAGGTTAGAAAATCCATGTCATTAAGATACTCAAACATGAATATTAACTCCTTTCTTTGCTATACTTCATTGTTGTTTGCGCGGTTAAACACTTGTAGTTAATAACCGCGAATTGAGGTTTCTATAAAGCGATATACTTGATCATACCATCCATCGGGCTAAGGGTATATCGGCCCGTTGGACCAAGCATGACTGGATGTTTATCGCTACCATCTTTTTTTTGACCAATATATAAGATAGTCTGTGGGTCTGCTTCAATGTCGAAGGAAGTAATATCAGAGAAAGAATAATAAATAATTCCATTCGTCCATTTACCATCTTCATCTTGCTCAAATCCACCTTGAATATTATAAATAAACTCTACTTGCTTGCGAGTTTCTTCTTCTATAATATCGTATAGATTGACAGTCTTATAGACATTATAATTCGTATTATCTACTAAGATACGACCTAGCTTATCTTCCTCCACAGTTGAATCGCTATAGATGCGATATGGAGTCTCGCCAGGCCCATAGTAATACTTATAATTCTTCAAGACTTTATCAGTTCCGCTAAAGATGCCAGAAATCTGACCCCAAATACGGGAAGTATCAATAGATTCTACTTCACCGACTTCATCATTTCTTTCTCTTGTTAAAGAGCAGACATAATTCACAATAATAGGGTATTTAACAGATTTCATATTTAAAGAGTTAACACCCTCTCTGACACTATATAATCTATTTGGAGCTACAATAATATCAGTTCCATTAACAGCAAGTTTAATCGCAGAAGATGGAGCATTACTTGCGGCTTCTTTTAGTGCCGCCCAACGAGTAAGTTCAGCTTCTGTCTCTTTAGTATCTTCTCCAGCTTGCTCTTGTTCAGCTTTCTTTGCCTCTAACTCGTAAATCTTACCATCAAAGTCAATAGTTGGATATCTCTCAATCCAGAATGAATCGACATTAATAAGAGACAACTTATATCGACCATCGCCAACAGCAATCTCTTCCTATTGCTTAATTAAAGCATAGATATCATTTCCTTCAGGACATCCTGAATAGATACCGCTAATCTGACCAAATGCAGATTGTTCTTCGGTAGATACTTCATTACTAAAAACTCCAACATCCGTAATACCAATTTCGTTAAGATTTTCAAGCGTATTCTCTAGAACCTCATACGCAGTAGCCGAGAACTCAAAAATCATGCGTCCTAGAGATGCATTAGGTGTCATTGATACATTCATTAAACCAATAATAATATTTCCCTCAGTAGGAGATTTATAGAGTTTATAGGTAAAGTCATTAAGGAACTATTCCGCTTTCTCTCTAAACTTGCGCTCTACAAAGATATTATCATCAGTAATATTAGTATCAATAGCAAGATAAGAAGGAATAACAGTCTCTCCCCTTGTCGCTGTAGATACACTAAACTTATCTTTAGGGATTACTAATTCATTATTATAATAATAACCATCTTCTCCCAAAGTAAAGAAAGTCTAGTCTTCATCCATCTAAAAGCTAATTAAACCACTAATTGGAAACTCAGCATAATAAGCATAACCGTTCTTCGCTAAATGTGGGAACTGGTCTCCGAGGGTATCTTGCTTGCTTGCTAGTACCGTATGCTTAAAACTACTGAGCTTTTGGTTATATTTTAAGCGCAATTGCACTCCATCTCTATAGAGATAAGAGTATTCAAAATCAACACTTCTCGCTGGAATAGGAGAGCCATTTTCCTGTAAAGGCGCGCTCCGCAATCCTTGAGAGTTTTGATACTAGAAAGCATACTTATATTTGACGCCACTCTCGATAATAAAATCTGTATAAATTAGGTTATCATTAAGAGTTTCTTCAAAATAGTTAAAATATTTTAAGTCCTCATATACTTGATAATTACTTTCTTCAGATGCGCGAGTAAGTACATAGCATCCAGTTAATGGATTTTTTGCAGTTAAATAAACTCGTATACAACCATTTTCACGACAATAGACATCTGTATCATTTACCCGCATTGTCACGTCTTCTAATGCCTCCAAATATACTTTAACAACTTGGAAGTCATAGGATACTTTTGCTTTATATCCATTGCGCGTTGCAATAGAGAAATAAACTTTATAAGACTCGTTATTTGTTAACATAGTCTTAAATCGGTAAGAATTATTCTTACCACTAACTGCTTGAATCCAATCTGATGACTCGATTAACTCTGTTCCAGTTTCATCATATAAATCAAATTTATATTTCTCTAATGGTTCCTCAAAAGCATTATCAATATAATCTCCTACGAACAACGGCGTTAAACTAGCTTCTATCTACTTACTGGCAATAACATCTGTTCTTAAAGCACCGGCATTCTCGATATAAATTTCTGGTTGCGCGATAGCTTTAATAACCATGACTGTAGACCACTCAGAAAAAGTTTGATTGTTAATCTACTCTTTCTTCCATGTGGCAAAAGAACTTAAATCAGTAGGAAAATTAGTAGATCCAAAGCGTAACTGAATCTTATAACATACGCCCGGTGACCAAGATTTCCGCAAATCCGCAGCCAAGATTTTAATTCCATAAGGGCTAGACTCTTTAGTCAAATCCACATTTTTATAGATAATATTATCTGGGTATTTCGAAGTATTTACAATGCTAGAATTTGAGCGCTATTCAACTACTCGAATTTGAATATGTTTAATAGTCTCGGCACTTGTCACCTTCTATAGAGTATATTTGATTTCATAGTCTGGCGTAGTAGCTAAAAATGCAGGCTATGTACTCTATAAAGTAGGCGGATAAATACTAATTGGCATATTCCGCGCCTCCTTTTTCTCTAACTCTATATATTATAAAAATTGCTTTGGCTAAGATAATTAAATCCGTCCAAGCAAAAAGAAAAGAGGAAGAGACTTAAACCTCTTCCTCTATCATAAACTCAAGAGCTTCTGCGATACCAACAGAGATATTCAAGTTCTCAATATCTGACATTTTAACTTTAACAATAGGAACATCAACTTCTGTTTCCGCAATCGCAGTTAACTCCTAATTAACTATATCTATTTGCTATTCAGGAATACTGTATCCGCCATCGACTTCTACTCCATAACTTGTTGCAACTGATTGACGAGCAAAATCAATATCTTCGACAATAGGAGTTAAAAGCTTAATATTCCTAACAATAGCAAATGATACCTTCGCGGGAAGCTTGGTTTCCAGATCGGAAGCCAAGCTTGTTAACCCACGATACATCGTGACAATATCTTTATTTAACATGGTTATCTCCTTTAGCTCATGCATTAACCGCAGTCTATAATGCAATAAATACGCTAGCAGTAATAAGTGTGCCAGTAGTTCTATCTGTGTGCGCTGTCACTTGGCTTACGCCAAGCGCTCTAGCTAAAATATTATATTTAGCGGCCGTTACTAATTCACCAGAGCTGACCTCCGCGTCGCTATAATTAGCTCCGCCAGATTGATTCTCCCAATTTTTCCGCTATTTTACTCTAGCGACTAAGGTATTCCACTTATTAGCTGAAAGCCCGCTAGACACCTAAATAATTTTATCAGTAGCTACGCCACTACCCCATGAAAACTCAGCTGGTTTTGTATAAAATACTAAAGTATCAGACGCAGAACCTAAATTCTTACTACTAGCAGAGCTATATGTTGTTCTCGGACCCGATTCATTCCAATCGCTCCACTCTCCATACTTAGTAGTAGTATTTCCTTTATCATCTTTTACTGTTGTTTTAGTACGAGTTCGAGTGCGTGTATAAACTTCTTTTTTTTGTTTTGCACTTCTTGTAGCTGAGAGCCTTCCTGTGACGCTGCCTCTCGATCCTGCTGTCATTCCACCAATGGTAATGGGGGTTCCAGTCTTAACAGAACTAGAACCACCATTACCACCACTAAAACTCCAATGCCAAGTAGTAGTACAACCAGCAACATCATAAACTACCTGAGTGACGGTTTTCTACTGAACTTGTTTAGTATCTGTACTTGTTACAGTAGACCATTCAGAACTGTGTTCAGGCTCATTAGCAGGGATATCCCACCCACTTCCATCATAACTAATTTGCACACTAGAACGACTTGCACTGACAAAAGTAAGAGAAGCACTCGGCATTATTTATCCCTCCTTAAGCAAATCTTGCATAAATACCAGACTGATTAGCTGCTGGCACTGTGCAAGTAAGTCTATTGCCATTTAAGATAATATAATTCGCGGCACGTAGAGCTACGTTACCATTTCCATCTGTCGCTTGAATAATAACGCTTCCACTACCACCCGTTGCCTACAATCCAAAGTTATAAGTAGTGCCTTGGCTATCTTCTCCTTCGACCAGACCGATTCTACCTAATCTAGTATAAATGTTACCGTCACTTTGTAAAATAGTGCCACTAGCAGAAATTGAATCTTCTCCAATCGTCCATCCACCGATATTACCGCCATCACAGTTAAGGTCATCACAAACAATTCGACCACTAGAATATAGATAAGTGCTTCCGCCTCGTAGAGAATTACTACTAATAGTCCATCCACCGATCTCACCATTATCACATTCAAGGCTATCCGCGGTAATGTTACCACGCACTTCTGCGTTCTTACAAGAGAGTTTTCCGCCATTAGTAACATAGAAGTAGGTACCACTATTGCTAAAATCTGGAGTATCACCTGGATTACCGGTATTTGCACCAGACCAAAATACATAAGAACCAGAGCTAGCCATACCAATTTTATTGTTATTGCTAGAAAGAGATTTACTCTTAAGAATCCATCCGCCAATATTACCTTGCTTAGCGTAGAGAGAACCTTTTTTAGAAACTGCAAAATAGCTATCTTTTGCAGAAGTTGAACTTGTAGCCCCGGCCCAAATAGCAAACTCTTCATCTTTATCGCTATTTAGTTCTACTCTTGTTGCTCCACTTCCACTATATAGTTTATTCTTCTCAATAGTCCAACCATCATTGCTATTTCTACTAGTGCAACCAATCTTACCGGACTAAGCAAAAATCTAACCTTCAATAGTCGCAGAGGTTGCTTTTAAAGTACCATTATATGTAACTTCAAAAACTCCTCCGCCTATCTTGATTGCAGTAGTATTATTGCCAGGATTAAGATCGGCAAAATTGATAGTCATACCAGTGGAATTATTTCCTCCACCGCCGCCTTTAATAGAACCAGACTTACCGTTAATTTCAATGCGGCCGCCTCCACTAGAAGCTCCGAAGAACGCGGTACCATCTTCCATTAAACCGAAAGTATTAACGCCCTCCTGATAGCCATATAAACCCACTTTATCTTGGCCACTATCTTTACCCATGACTACGCCAGTAAATCTATTTTGGCTATCTTTTGTTCCTGCACCAACCTGTGGAGCGAATACATATTCTCCATCGCCAGTATCAAGAGCTGTTCCATCCCAACCGTTGATAGCTTCATTACCATAAGTATCAAGATACATGATAATTGGATGAATTAATCTATCATTACCATTTGGAATAGCAAGATTTAATACACCGATATTGCTCTAATCATTATCCTTAATATTCTCAAAGATAAAGCTAGAAGCTGGTTCTAAATACTTTTTACCATTGTCTGTTTTAATAGTAAGAATATTGGTGTTTAATGAGGTAATGTTATCATTATAAGCTACGTCATTATAATAGAAGTTAATATCGTTACTATAGAAAGATGGGGTTAAACCAGAAGAATTATATTTGATATAAGACGGAATAGTGTCAATATCAATAGCACTTGCCAAGGTAGAGCCAACGATAACGTCAAGAGGATATGAAGCGTAGATATCAACCGAGCTATTATCATCTTTAATAGTAACTTGAACTCTCACATAGAAAGCTAATTGCGCACTTGGTGTATCCGCGGAAATCGCAAGTATACCGCGCACTAAAACTCGATCAACGGAATCAGTAACTACTTCTTTGTTCTCTACTGTAACGTTTGTTCCCTACCACTTATAGGTAATAGAATACTTACTATTGCCATTAATCAATTCTCCATCTTTATAAACATAACAACGAACCCTAATATCATTAGTCCATCCATTATTATATCTTAAAGGTTGTAGTCCACTTAACTTTACACCATCTGAATTGCATGGACGAATCGCGGTAATATAAGTAGTACCATTAGTTCCCTAGTCTCCATCTTTTAAGCAAAGAATCTCTTTATTAAATAGATAAATAGATTCTGTAATTGTTCTTATTTTTACAATAACTGTATTATTACTGAAATTAACTCTATACTTCTACTTAATATTGTAGTGTAAAATATTATATTTGTCAACCCAAATATTCTCAAGCATGGAGTTATCAGGACTATAAGCAAGCTCTTTAGAGGTGGGAATCTCGTACTCTTTATTATTCGCATCTTTCATTAGCCAAGACACAAAGTAAGAAGTACCGAATCCTTCTTTCCATGCTAGATTAACCTATAGAGTTCTTTCTTTCTCTGCATCTTCAATAGAAATATCGCCATTAGCATCATATCTAAAGGAATCTTCACCGATATAACTAATAGTTACGTCATCTTCGCTTTCGCTATTCACAATAGTATGTTCTAAAGTTCCAATAAACTATCCTGCAGAATTATACACTATGCAGTAGAAAGTCACAGAACTGTATTGCAAATAAGAACTTACGACAATCTCGGACTTCTTTTCTCCTTCCGGCACAGAGCTGTAACTATCATCTGGATAAGACAGATACCAATCTCCCACCAAAGACTCACTATCAGCATTATTTCTAATCTGTAGTTTAATATCAGCTCCGTCAGTAACTTGCTCAATAGAATAATCATAACTTGCATTACGATTCCATATAGCGATTTCCGCAGTTAGAGTAATCCTATCATTATAAACGACTACTAACTTATACTTCTATTGATATAGAATATCAGTTGCATCAAGAGTAAGAGAACTAGATGTCTATCCGGCAATCTTTCTCCATCCGAAGCCTGCGGACTTGCTATATTCATCGCTACCAACAACCACGCTTAAATCTCTCTCATACCATTGACAAACACACTTCTTACTATCCATAATATCTTCACCATTATAAATTAAGCGTCCAACTAAATTCAAGCTAGATACTTTATCCGTAAAGGTAATACCTTTAGGGGCAGAAATCGTGAGATAATAAGTCGTATCACTTAAATCCTGCATATCAACATACTAAAGGGAGATATCTTTTACAAAAATATTAGCAACAGTTCTATTCTCTTCATCTGTAACTATGCCATTCTTAACAATTTTATCATAGACAAAGTCTTCTTCAAACAGCCTAATAGATTTAAGTCCCATTAAATAGTTCTTCTGCGCCTTAAGGATAATCTACTGTGGAGAGTAGACTGAGAATCCATAAGGATTACCATTAAAGTTCTAGAGATCTAATCTATACTTTACACTGCTATTATCCTTGGTATAAAACTCAACTTCAATACCATAATTACCTTGATTATGGATATTATGAAACTAAGTTAAGAAAGAAGCTTTCAAGCGAATATATTCATAATTGTTAGAGTATTGTTGGAATAGGCCGTGATATCCATTCTACTCATATTCTTCGCTATTTTGAAAAATATAAGTAGAACTTCCGATCTCTCCAGCTGGCGTTCCCGCAATTACTCCGTAACTTTGTGAAGCATCATAAGCTCCATCATATAATGCATCAAAAGTAGGAGATACTTCAAATACAGAATTGGTTAAATCAGATAACTAAACGTCAGATAAAGACTTCGCAGTTACTAAAGAAGTAATCAATTTCTTGTTAGAAAAATTACCCTCCGGCACCTTGACATAAACCACGTCTTTAATAGAATAGCTTTTACCAGTATCCTCGCTAAATGCAGAAAAGATATTGCCGTTATATCTAACTTTGTATTCTCCAGCATCTACATCTACAATAGAATAAACAGTGGCTTGGATAGTTTTGTCATATTTTAACTATCTTAACTTTTCTTCCGTAATAATATCCATAGCTTGTAATAGCTGCTCAGATATATTATTCATGTTTATCTCCTTTCACTCCTTTAATAAGGAGAGCTAAAAAGCTCTCCTTATTAAGTCTTTCTTCTAGCCCACTGTGCCGCATCATTAGTAAGACTAATAAATGCTTCCTCAATTTCAGTGCGGCTAGTCACGTTCGGAAACTCTACTTTATCAATATGAACAGTTTGTTCAATAGAATCTTGAATTGGTGTAGTAGCAACTGGATTAAGCTTCTGGTCCATAAGAGCCATTGCCGCAATTGCATTACCGTCAAGAGATTTCTCAATAGACTTAAACAAATCCGTACCAATAGTTCTTACAGCTTGAACTGCTGCAAGAATATTCTCGGTATCACTTTGATTTAACACCAATTCCTTTTGATGAAGGAAAGCAAGTTTCGCATCATCAAATATACCAGTATATCCACCAGTAGCAAATCCAGGAACACCTAATGCTTGCATTTTTTTCTTCCATTCTTCTTTGCTTCCATATTGGCCAACAGAAGTAGAATCTTTATAACGGTTATCTGCCGCATCGCCACGAGTTCCAAAATATTCTTCTGTTAATCCCATATCATCAATTTTATTTTCACGTTGGCTTGTTAATTCTTTATATTCTTTACTTCCATATTCTAACCATCCATTAGCAATACCATCCATAATAACACCAGAATAATCGGTATTTGGATCATAACCCTTACTAGAATTACCTTTAGAAGAAGAAGATGCTGCAAATTGAGCTTGTTGAGAAGCAAGAGCACGCAATGCTTCAACAGTATCCCAGATGGATTGCGCTAACTCTAAATAACCATCAGAAGCATTTTGAGCCGCATCAATCATATTCCACAAAGTATCCTTAGCTTCATCGCCGCGCTCTCTTAATTGATCAGTAGCTTCAGAAACCTTATCAGTTTCTTGCGCCAAGTTATCAAGAGTAGTACCAGTTTCAGAGGCGACATTTTGAACTTTATCCTTATAGTTATCAAAATCTCGTTGCGCTTGATCTAATAGCTTGCGGAGTTCGTCCTCAAAATTCGTGGTATTTTGAGTCATATCGTCAAGATCTTTGGCATAAGTATTATTGAACTTGTCGATAAGATCAGTATTGTTGCCCGCAATTCCTTTTAGCTGTTCACTGTTTTTCATCAAAATGTCGGCAATGCTTTCACCAGAATCGGCTACTAATTGCTTCAATTCTTCTGTGGTAATGCCAGTTAAGTCGGTAATAGTATCACCAGTAATAATCGCGTTATCAATCAGGTTCTTATTACCTGCTTCTGTCATATCAGCGATTGCGTTTTGTTTCTCTTCTTCGAGGTACTTAATCTTTTCGCTATAATACTTATAGATTTCTTGCGCCTGCGCGGAGCGTTCTTCGTCGGTGAGTGTCATATCAGAATAGATGTCTTTAATCTTATCCTGACACTCTTGCCAAGTGGAAACAATCTCTCCCGTTACATCAGTTACCTGTTGTTTAGCGATATTATACCAATCATTCTCTGCGTCAAGAAGATTTTGCTGAGCATTGGTAATATCATCTTGGTTAGCAGTATATTGGTAGTTCCAGTTACCTTGACTATCTCTTACTAACTGAATTTGGTTCTTAGCATTTTGAGCATCTTCAAGAGCCATCTGAGCTTGTAATACTTGATATTTAGCATTGAGAATATCAAGGTCATACTGAGATAACTTATTGCCTTCTCTGCGTTGATTAATTTCTTCTTGGAGAGCCTTTAATCTTTCCTTGTGCGCAGAATTGGTAGTATTGTCGATGTCTTGCTGGAGCTTGTTATACCAAGCAGATACTTGATATGCTTCATTTACTTTATCAAAGTAGCGTTCATTTTGCTCAATATAATGATCGTACTTGTCTTGTAGCAAGTCAAGACCAACACCATTAGATACCGCTTGACCAAACTCATAGACAGCTTTCTCGATTTGCTGGAGATACATATCTTGTGCTGTTTCCATTGCCTCTTGAGCAGAAGATAGATAAGCTTCTTGAGCTTTATTAAACTCTTCTAGATATGCGTCTCTTGCTTTCTTATAAGCATCGTAGCGCAAATCGGTCTCATCTCCACCAAGAGAATCGAGTTTTGCTTGCGCTTCCTCTAATCTCTAAGCAGCCTGTTCGTACCAACCTCTTTGCAGTTTAGCAGACGCTAACTGAGCATTTAGTTTTTCTTGGCTATTTTTCTGGAGACGATTAAATCCTTCCGCGGTCTTATAAGTTACACCTTGTAAAGTATAAAGTTCTTTAATAGTATCTAGTACAGAAGTATTATGCTCTAACTGATCAGTAAATGCTGCAAATCTCTCAGAAGCGGCATCAACAGCATCTGGAACAATATCCTCAATAGAGTTTGCCCATTCTGCAATAGCTTTCGCAGAATCCACAATATTACCTTGTAGACTCTGGATTTCATCCATGATAGCTCGTCTATCCGCATCATCTGTAGTGCTTTCATAAAGCTTTTTAAGAGAGTTCCATTCCTCTTGGTAGCTAGGCAGTAATGCCGCCTCAGCTTGCGCGCCTCCCGCAGATAATTTAGCGCTTTCAAGGCCATGGGTTAATGCATCACCAAACATTTCGGAAATTTCTTTAGATAAGTCTCTGACGGCGTCTTTCATAGACTTTACATCTAGAATAATCTCCATCTTGAACTTGATTTCCTCAAGCTTCTTGTCAGCAATAGAACGAGCATTTTCTTGAATATTATCTGTAGTATCACGAACTACGTCGAGAGTGCTTTCATATTGCTCAAGTGCTTTTTGACGCTGCTCAAAGAGTTTCTTCTCTGCATCAAGCTGATTCTTAAGAGCGGTATGCTCTTCTTCGCTTAAAGTCTTACCAGCAACAGCAAGATTATAACGTTCAACTGCAGCATTATAGAGATTAAGGTTCTCTCTTAATAGATCCTCGTAGTTAGTGATTTCACCATCTGCGCCAATTTGCGCGTCTGCAAAATATTTCTTAACTAGGGCAGAATCTTGAACTAAATAATTCTGCGCTTCTTTCAGCTTTTGATTATAGAGTTCTTGTTGCTTCTCAAGAGCCTTAATTTCATTCTCGTAACCATCAAGAGCCTCAGTTCCCCAAGCTCTATCCGTAGTGTTACTTAAATCATCAAGCAAGTCATCCTGTCTCTAGATTTCTCGGTTAATCTCATGGTAACGGTCTTCAACTTCTTGAAGAGTCTTTAAATCCTCTTTGTCATAAGTTTTGCCTTTACTGCCACCTTTAGAACCTCTAATATTATCAGAGCCAACTCTATTCGGATCGAGCACTCCATTTGGATCAAAATTTGCAGGCTCTTGACCGTAATCGTAAATACCATTTTGCCCTGAACCAGTACCCTATGAAGATAGATAACTACCGGCTTCAGAAAGGGCACTTACAAAGTTTGAAATTGAACCTCCGTTATCTTGACCAGATACTGTTAGACCCAAAGTTGGTAATTCAAAAGGTAGTGTTGCTTTACCTTTTAACCAATCTTCAATCTATAACTTGCCCCAAGATTTTACAAAAGGAGTGAAATTTAACTCATAATCAAAATTAGAAATTAAATCTCCTAATGCAGAGATAACACTGCCAGCTGCCTGAGAGACTGATGTAATTGTGCCTGCACTTTCATGCATGGTAGAATTGATAACTGCACTAGCAATATTAGCATCAGTCGACATTGCTTGCATCAAATCGGCAGAACTGGTATTTAATCCATTTGCTAAAGTTATTCCCTAATCTAATACACCTTGTAGAATACGCTTATAAGATTCGTTATTGGTTTGTTCAAGATTGGTTAATTCGGCTCCAATACTAGAACACATATCCTAGAATTGCTGTGTCGTAGTATCAAAATTATTATCAATAGTGAAATCAATAGCACCAAAGCTATCAGCATATTGCACTAAATAATCATAATTATCTACTAAACTATCAACAACTCCGGTCATATCTTCTGCTTGAGCAACTTGCTTCTCCCAAGCATTTAGATTAGCTATGTCAGAGATGGCTCGTTCATAATCTTCTGCGGAAACGGTAGTTCTATCGACGCCTTCTTTAAGTTCCCAGGTGCCATCAGCGTTCTTGGTAATGTTTTTATCAAGCTTACTTTGCGCACTAATTAAGGTTTTAGTTGCTGCAATAGTACCTTTATAGTACGCATCCATGTTAATAGATCCAGACTTAAACTGCTTATTTAGATCTACTAATCCATCAGCTACAGATCCGGTCGCTGCGACAAGAGTAGCTTCATACAAATCAGTTTGATCGATATTATCATCAATCTCTTTATTTAACTCTTGGAAACCAGCGTTAATATTACTAATTCTAGTGTTAATAGCGGAGAAATACTCTTCCGCAGAAATCTTTCCATCTCGATAAGCCTATGCATTCTCGCTTAAAGCTTGTGTTCTTTCCTTGAATCTATCAACATCATTTTGATCTGCGAAATTATAATTATCTACCGCATCAGCTTCACTAGCACGGTCAACTAGCTCATCCCACATACTAACATAGTTCTAAACATAGTCAGTATTAACGGCATATTTATCCTTCATAGATTCAATAGTTGCATCAAGAATTTGTTCCTCTTGACGCTCAGAATCTAAGAGAGCTTGTAGAGACTGATTAGTTAACTTATAGGCATCTCCAACCTTAACGATATACTGTGCATAACTTTCATCTGCATTGATTAATTCTTGAACCTAATCCATAGTTAGGTAGCCTTCTTGATCCTTATAAGCCTTTAATGCAGTCTCAAGTGCGCTTTGGCTGGCATTTAAAGTATCAAGCAGATCTTTAAGTTCATCAATACCGCTAACATCAACATTGATATCATTAGTCTTATAATTGTCTAAGAAATCTTTTAATTCTTCAACAGTATCAAAATTATCGAGATTAACAGTAGCTAAGATATTCCAATCTTCGCCAGTTAATTCATCGAAATTAAAGTCAGAAAACTTTTCTTCAACAGCGGCCTTAGTTTCATCTACTCTATTATCAAGATAGGTTAAAAACTCATCTACGCTGACACCTGCGAGCATTAACTCATTCTTAATAGAATCAGAAATTAAACTTGTCGCATCTTCGATATCGCCGTTTGCTAATACATTATAGAGCTAAGTAGATACTTGCTTTACTGCTTGATCATCAAGAATAGGCTCAAGAACAACTTGTTCATACTCACCATCAGAAGAATAGAGATTCTTGCGGATTGCAGATAATTGCTCTTGCATTGCGGCGATTGTATCTGGATTATAATCAATGATCCCACTAACAATTGCATCAGTGTATGCCTTATAGTTGTCTTCTGCACTTTGAATAGCTTCCGCATTTTTTGTTACCCATTCAGCAGTAATCTACTCATTATCATCTTTCCATTGTCTATATTCAACTAAATAGTCCTAATAAGCATCAGAAGTCTTATCCAAGCCTTGAGTAATACTATTAAACCAGGTATCTGCATCTACCCATTCATCTCGATAAGTAGTATATTCAACGCCGTTGTCATTTCTATTTTCATTCCAAGAACGATATTGCGTCAAATCTGGTCCAGTGGCAATATCACTGGTAGATTTCTTATAATTTTTTGCAATTTCTGTTGCTTGTGTTTTTTGAGCATCTTGAGCAAGCTTTTCTTGCAGTTTAATTTGTCTTTCGAGGGACGCTTCTTGCTGTTGGAGCTTTTCAAGTTCTTCCTGTTCAACAATGGTTAAACTATCTTGACTGTTTAGTTCATCAATTCTATCCTTAGTAGTCTTTAATTCAGAATTAAGAGACTCTAAAGCTGAAGTTTGTTCTTCATAAGCTTCTGTCGCTTTTTGAATTTTTTCACGAGCTTCATCTGCACTAACATATAAAGCTTGAATAATTTTAACAACAGCATAGATACCAACTACAACCAAACCTACAATTGGTAATAAGGTGTATAATGCAGCACTAAAGGTTGCTACTCCTGCTGCACCAGTTCCAGCCGCAGCGCCAGTGGCCAAGAATTGAATGGCATTTTTTACATTCTCAGTTCTAACTGTCTTAGTCAAATTAGCAACAAGAGGTAATACCATTGATAAAGAAGTTAAAATCTTAGTAAAAGCATCTACTGCATCTACATCACCAGATAAGATTTCATCAAATGTCTGGAATAGAGAATTAATTCCATTTATTCCAATAGAAATCTAAGAAAGTGTAGTTCCAACTTGTACTAATGTTGCCGCCCAGTCTCTTTGTGTTGGAATACCTCGTTGTAAAAGCGCAATAAACTCTTGTACCTTTTGATTGTACTGATCTTGCACATCTTCTCCGGCTATTACAGCAGATTGCAATTGAGACAACTGAGCAATATATTGAGTAACTGTGCGTCTATCCGCACCCATTCCAATCAGTAAATTACCTAATTCTCGAATTTCGGCACCAGTATTTAAAGCCTATGTACCTAAACCTCTAAGGTAATTTTCTAATTGCTGAGTAGTCATTTGAGCAGTATTTACATTACTATCATAAACAGCAATTAGCTCACGCAAACTTTGAGCATAATTAGTGCTAGAGGAATCAAGTCTTATAAACTGCTCGTTTACTTGCTGTAATTGAGCGCGTCTTTGTGTAAGTTGATCCAACTGTTGCATAATTTCTTGATAGACTCTATCAAGATTAGAGTTAGCTCTTACGTTAATATTGATTTGGTAACCAGCGGTATGATTCTGATTCCATGCTCTAATCTCATCTCTTAATCTAGTCTGCCAATCATCTGTACCAATACTTACAGAAATAGCATCCTATAACTCGTGAGAAGAGTTCTGTAATTGACTAATACGGTCAATGGTTGCTTGAGTTTCTTGTTTTAGAATATCTAACTTATATTCTTCGTTGCTAATAACTTGTTTCTGATGATCATCTAACTAGTCATATTGCGCGTTGATTTCACCTTGCAAAGAAACTTCCTGTCTTAGCAAATTTAAACGCATGGTCTCTGCGGTATTAGCAGCATAGGTACTAGATAGATTATTGATAATACTAACGGCTTCACTTTGCAAAGTTCTTGCTCGTTCAGCTTCTTTGCCAGTAATAATTCCTAGATTTACGGCCATATCTCTCATACTCTGAGCGATTTTATCTCCATAAACCTTATTCATACCAAGAGCAACGACCGCTAGAACACCTTGAAGTCCACCCAATGCATCAATTACATCAGCAGTTCTTGATAGTAATGGAGTAACCATATTATCAACGCCAATGTAAAAATCAGGGTTGATTAAACTATCATAAATATCTTCCGCGGCAGCCTTAGTTCTATCTCTAGCAGCTTCCCAAGATTCTGCATAAATCTCAGCTTGTTGCTCTAGAGCACCATCTGCATTTTGCGCCATAGCTAGATTTTCTTTGAAGAAATCCCAGTTATCCATCAATGCGATTAACTGCGTCCATTGACGCACGCCCGCAACTGTCTCAGCTAATGCAATCTTCTGATCTTGAGCAAGAGTATTCCATCTACTACCAAGATCGTCGAGGATTTCATCCATACCTTTAAGTTCTCCATTGGTATCCTTAATTTGAACACCAACGGTTGCTAGAGCCTAAGAATACTTATTCAAGGTAGTTCCGTCATCAAGGGTTTCTCCTTGATTCAAACCCTGAATACGAGAGAACAAGGTTCTAAATGCAGTACCAACAATACTAGCACTCTCACGAGTTTGTGCAGTAACTGTAGCAAGAGCAGACGCAGCATACTCATAGCTTAATCCTACTGTATTAGCTACAGCCGCAAACTTCTCGATACCTTCAGAGATTTCGTCAGAACTAGATGCAGTAGCAGCACCTAACTTAACCATGACATCTGCATAATGGTCAAGGCTCTAACTTCCATCATAAAAGTTATTCCAAATTGCAGTTAATTGCTGGGACGCGGTTTCTGCGGTAGTGCCAGCTACATTAGCCATCTTAATCGTGGTTTCTGTACGATCAAGTACCTCTTGATCCGTTAAACCTTGCTGATAATAAATCAAAGAAGCATCAGTATAGTCAGTAGTAGTTGCACTTAATGCTTTAGCCGCTTTATTTGCCTATTCAGCAAATTTACCCATATCATCAGCAGATTTTTCACTTACAATACGAATTTCGTTGAGTGATCTATTTAGATCCTTAGAGTAACCATAGGCTTGCTCTAATGCACCTACAAAACCATGTAACACACTAGAAGTAAGTTGCCAACGCATTGTGTTCTTCATAGTTACCCATAATTGATCAAATAATTTATTTGTACGCTTCAGTGGTAACTCTGCTTGCGTAATCGCTGTAGCAACTTTCAAAAACGCTTGTTCGCCGGTGGGGCCAATGCTAATTAAATCATTAGCATAGCTTTCAAGTGTACGGCCACTTTCAGACAAGCTTTGGTTAAACGTAACTAAATCAAATTTTCCAGTCTATTGATTAAATGCTTTATTTAAATGGCTGGAAAGTTCTAATGCAGCTTGCGAAGCGTTTCTTAGATCCGTAGTAAGATTTACCTATGAACCAATTCTATTTAATCTACTAAAGGCGTCGTTTAGTGATGCTTCTAATTTACTAGTGTCAGCATCAACGCCAATCGTATAATTTAGACGCTTTGCCATAGTCCTTTTCCTCCTTTAACACCTATATAACAAAATAAAGGCTCTTGAGAATTAGTATCCTCAAGAGCCTTTTAATTCTCTACTTAATCTGAGAATTTAATTAGATTACTTAATCTTTTCCAACCACATCTTTGATTACGGCCAGAGTCTCTAGATTCTCACCATTCTTAATCTTGTCTAAAATTTCAGTAATCTGTGAATCTAATCCACCTGCATTTGCTGTCATAGCCTGAATAATGCCAGCTGCAGAAGAATTATATCTAGCAATATCGCTAACTGTATCATTTACGAGTTCTTTCATAAACTCGATTTCATCCTCTGGAATAGTAGAAATAATCTGGTCAATCACACCATTCTCTTCCAAAAGGTCGTAAGTCTTAGAAACTTCTGTCATTTGTTTCTCTGTAAAGGTAATATTTGCATACCATTTACATACAGCAATAGAGAAATAAACCTCGATTCTTACAGGACTAAAACAACCGGTCATGTCATCAAGGGCATGATTAACAATGAATTGAATAAATTCCGCTTTTTCATCAACAGGAAGATAATTGCGGATTTCAAGCGTAATATCGTCAGTAAGCGGGCAATTGGTGGTAATTTTCTTAGCCTTTAGCCCCAGCTTAGTAAAAGTCATTTTCATAGGTATTAACTCCTTTAACTCATTTATATTTTAATTATACTAGATAATTAATCTTTTGTCAAGTTTATTAAAATAAAGATTTTAATATATTTGAATTTAAACTAGCAGAAATAGTCAATGTATTAATTACATCTCTAACCATCTGGCTACGTACATTAGCGGCTTCAATATCTGGTGCCCATTCTGGTTTACCGTCTGCTGCAACAAAGCTATTATCCACCTTAGAGTCAGAAGTAGAAAAACCTCGAATCTCGGTCGATAGCCCTTTTAATGTATTGGCACAAATTCTATTAACAATACTTACAATAGAATAAACTTTGCCATTATACATTAAAAATTGCGCTCTGTCTAAACTGCCGATAGGAGAGCCTCCCGATACCAGCTATTCTCCAGAACCACTAATCCATTCATTAAAGAAGGACGCTGCAATAGTAGACCGAATAGCATTATAAGCTTGATAGAATCCACCTTTACGTCCTCCGCCACTTAATCTATGAGCAATAACATTGTATGCATATTGCTATCTATCTGGTGGTTCATTCTCTAAGAAGGTTCTTAGTGGAGTTCTACTAACAATATGGATATTTTTAGATTTAGCAGATTGCCATTTAATTGAAGCATTAGTAGCAATCTCAATGGTAGCTGTAGTACCATTCTATAGAGTAACCCCAAGATTAAATAATCCATTAGAGATAATATCTACTTTAGCTGTACGACCGGATTGAGCACCAACCGCAACTCCAGATTGCTTAGTAGTAGGAATAGTACCTTTATCCCAAGTTAATTTACCACCAGATGATGCAATCAAAGAATCAAATGCCTAATCTGCATTATTTGAAATTTCGAATAGTACATTTTTCATCATTCGCTCTGCTAAAGGTTCACCAATAGCTCTAGAGAAGATATTAGCAATAGTAGAGGCAAAACTTTGAGTAGAAACAGAGCCATTGATAGATAGATTTTTAGCCGCAGCACTCAAATATCCTATAACTTGTGAAGCAATTCCAATCGTATTTAATGATACTAAAGATACCACATCATTATAAGCAGCCTTACCTTCAAATACTTTCTGTAAAGCTGCGAATGCTCTCAATTCACTCTTGTTTGGTGTAGCGTTTACAAGATCTAATGCTTGTTTAATGTAGTCAAAAAACTTAGAAGCATCGTCTACCGGACCGTTAAGTAGCATAGAATTATACTGATTAGATATATTCGTAACAGCATCTTCATACGATCCGCCGTCTATAACGCTACTATATTTCTCCATGAGTAGGTTGTTCATAGCTGCCGCAATACTATCAAGAGTTTCCTCCATAAGAGGACCTTCGCTTAAAGCTTTAATAATCTATACACTAGATCTCGCAGTCGTGGTATCTTGATCCATCTGCGCTATCAAAGCTTGAGCCTGCGCAGCAGATGCAGCTCCACTGGCTTTCATATCATCAAGAATAAGTTGAGTTTTATACTTATACCAAGCCGCGGCGGGCGCAGTTAAGTGCTATGCTGACTATTGTTTATAGTGGATATAAAAGTGATCGACGTATGCATCAACATCGATCGGCATACTCATGTCACCAAGATTATGTTTCTTTTGATGCATGGATGCGGATTTTGGTATTCTAGCCATATCTCCTTTACCTCCAGATAAAAAGAAAAAGGGAGGATATTAAATCCTCCCTTAAACTCAGATTAAGTCCTCGTCTTCATCCTCTACAAAGCTCAGTCGCTTAGCAGCAGATTGGGTTCGGACCGGTTCTGTATTTTTTAACTCCGCGTCATGTCCCTCCGGAGTGTTTATTCCCCCACTGCTGTGCAGGGCTTTCTGCTCTCCTCAGATGCAGCGACGTCGTCCATAACAACCTGGATAGCAGCAAGAACTTTCTTGGTAAGATCGAACTTGGTATAGCCAGGGAATGCGTCAACCACAAAGCTGAAAGTAGAAGGATCACCGCTAGATGCCATAGAGAAGGTGAAGTTAGACTGAACCTTACCATTAGGAATTACAAATTCCGCAGGCATATCAAGACCACTATTCTCATCACGGAACAGAGTAGAAGCCTCAATATAGAAGTTCTGACCCTTAATCTCTGGGGTGATTTCAATTAGCGTTGTGTTAGAAACCTTTTTGATGTAGTAGTCAACAAGAACAACCTTGCCAACTTCAAGATCCTTATGTCCAGCTGCGCCATCAGCATAGCAGGTAATAGTGGTCTTACCATCGCCATAAACAACAGCGGCAGGAACGCAAGGTTCAACATCAACGGTGCCAGAATCGCTTAACACCATGCAGAAGATATCAGCATTAGCATGCTTATAATCAGCTGCGGCACCAGTACCAGGAGTACCAGTAGCAACCCCATTCCAGCAAGCGATTTCTGGAATTACGATAGTGTTCTTAGTGTCTACCTGAACCTGAGAAGTCATGTGAACATAAACAGGCTTGTTTTCAGTAGCTTTTGCTAGACCAGCACCAGAAAGAATAGCCAAGCTCTCTGGACTAATAAGAGCATCTTCCATATTGAAGGTAAGAGTACGCTCGCCTTCCCATGCGATCAAACGAGTGTTACCACGTCCACCAGTTGCATAGACTGTGGTAGAAGCGCCCTCAAGGCTAGAAGTCTTTAGAGAGTCGAAATAAATGACAGGCTCATTCTTATAGAAAGTGCGGCCGCCGAGAGTCATCTTAGACTTAGCACGGAATGCTACGTCGCAAATTTCGCGTACGCCAAATCTCATAGTATATTTCCTCCTTATTTATTGGGATGTAATTCTTTCATCCAAGATTCAACTTGTTTATCGGGCTTCCCGCCCGCAAGTCTAACTTTAAGGTCGGTATCCCATTCAACATAACCCGTATATCTCTCCATTAAATCAAATAATTGAAACATATTTAATGCTCCACATTCACTTAATGAAATAACTTTGGCTACTGTTAAAATAGAAATATAACGAGTTAGAACGCTTTCATTACTTGCTCCTTTCTATTCAGCAACCTTGCGGCGATTCCGCATGATTTTATCCGCGATTTCTTTAGCTCGATCATTGGCAGGATTATAAATAACATTCTCGCCCTAAAACAAGCTGTTTACGCATAAAACCTCGCGCATTACGCTCTAGAAAACAGTAAAGTTACTATCATCTATCATTACTGTTTTAGCGGAATCACCAACGATAGTAAGAATAATACTATTCTTAGTAATCATTGCTGTATACTCAGGAAAAAGTAACTTAAGCAAAGTAATCAAAGCAATCTTTTTTTCTTTATCCTACGATTGCTCTAATACTTTCATCAATACTTGAAAATTAGTCAAAGACGCTAAAAGAGTTTCGTCCTATACTAATGACTCTTTCTCTAAACAGATATATTGAACAGCCATAAAAAATTGCTACTCACCCATGTAAGCTATATCTTTAATGGTCGGGACATGGACAGTTAATTGTAATTCAGGAATAGGAATATCAATCCCGGCCATTAAAGCTAGTCTATAATCAGCCATTTACAGGATTTTTCTAGTCCTCATGACCTCTAACAGCTAGATAGGTCAAGGACACTCCTGCAAACTCTTCATTATATACATAGGGGGTAGCAGATACAAATTCAAGCTCACCGATACCAGTCAAATGAGTTTTATCGAGCATAGCATCTATCTCTCCTGCGACTCTATAAGGGCGTAGCTCAAAGTCTCCTAAATCCCAGTTGTCATAGTGACAAATAATATCAATACCAAATGTATTATCTCGATATTCTGGATTCGAAGCGTTTCTAATGACAGTGCCATAAGTCAATCTAATATAGGTTTTTTCTTTACTATCAATCTTAATCTTTGGGACAGATGAAATCTGGTGACTAGTAAATAGTTCCTTAATCTGTTCTCCGTTTGGTAAAGGTTGAGATTGCCAGTCTCTTGTTTCATAAACTAATAATCTCAAGAGATTAGGATTTGATAGAATACGGTCGATAATAATTGCCGCGTCTTTAGGCATACCCAATAAACTAGACTTGGGGTACTCATATGAATTATGTTTCATGCGCGATCACCTCAATACAATGATTCAACTACAACGACCTTTTCTCTTACATCATTACCCTTTATCCATTGTAATGTGAATTGACCACTTGTAGTTTTATTCCAAATCACTGTAGCTGTCTAATTTCCAGTTACCTGTAAACAGGCAGGTACATTTTCAAGTATCTTCCATTTTCCGTCCGCAATATCGACGGAGTAAGTAGCCGCAATTTTCGGCTTTATAAAAGTCTCACCGATAATCTTGCTATCAGGAGTTGGATTAGTAGGTTCAAAGACCAAACCATCCTTCATCTCTTTCTCAAGGTCATCAGTGGTATCATTCCAGTAATTCTCTTCCGCATTAACTTCGATAATATTTTTCATACTAATCGAATCTGGAGCTTCAACTCTCCAGCACTTTCCCGCAAAGATAAATTCTGAATATCTATCAAAAGCATGAAGTGTCTTTTCATTACGCGGCATAAGAATATTCAAACTTAGATTAGAAGTATCAATTCTCTATTGATTCTTTTGAATAGAGTTAATTTGTGTCTCCACAGGACCTCGAATGGCTGCATAAGTAGAACACCAATTACCATCCTAATCCTTGAAACGAATCTTATATCTACAGCGTCTTATTTCTCCTCTAAAGTAGGCATCTTCAGTAATCTCTTGAGTATAGATTAACCAGTATGTATTTGTTTTCTTCCATTCAAATACATCACCAGGTTCATAACCATGCTCGTAATCAATAGAAACGATCTTGTCGTCGTAATCCTGTTTTACCTTATCTGGATTGATAAGAGCGCGAATCTCTCCATAAACCCCCATGTCCGCATCTACACCGGAGGGTTCAATCTCAAGCACTTCTGTATTTCTCTAAACCATCTCAATCGAAGCGGCTTGATAAGAATATAGCAAAGCCCTATGTAAAGTGCGTTGTTTATCCTTAATCATGCGGTCTTCCTGATGAATACCGCCTTGCCACTCGAATCTCTTCCGCATTAATTCTAAATTAATCATTGCGAATCACCTGAGTTAATAAGTCGATACATCTAAATACAGTCTTTCTATAAATCATAAAATCATTACAAGCATCTGAGGTTAAGCCCTCTAACTTTGATAATAAAATTAACCCTTCTACTTTATCCTTGTAAATATGCACCAAACCAGAAATTTCTTCTAGCATAGTTTTTAGATGTGTCTCCCAATCTTCTCCATTTTCACGCATAGGAATTAACTTCCATAGTTGATTGATAAGTCTCTTCATATCTTGGTCGATAGTACTCATTGGAAAGTTAATATTATACTTATCCATCGAAGGTACTCGTTTCTCTAAGAGTAGACCAATTAGACTTAATAGAGCCGTTATTATCAATCATCTTTCTGCGTTTATAGAGGCGTTGCATATGATGCGCCTAACGCTCAGCCTCTTTTTTAAGTTCCATTAATTTAGCGAGATGGTTTGCTTGAGAGGTCATTTTGAAATCGCTACCAGAGTATTTCATTCTCGTCTGTTCAACAGACGCCACTTGACGCTGAAGCCAAGTATTATACATTAGTAGCGCAAGAATGTTAATTTCTTCGGAAGTTAAATGGCAATTAAAAGTCTCACCATTCACGTCATAATCATAGAGTGGAAAACGCGGAAATTCAAATCCTGGGATGGCATCAAGTAAGATATTTAGCAAATCTTTCTTGGTGTCTTCCTCAGTCCACTCCATATACATATCATCGGTAATCTTACCGAAGAAACGATTGTATATATCTTCAAAGGGTGTAGGATCCCCTTGAATTGGATACTTTTCATCCATGGGGATTACCTCCCTTATTCTTTAGCCTCCACGGGCTTTTTAATTGTAGTGGTAGAAGAACGGCGTCCGGTTGCCGCAGGAGTGCTAATAACCTTTTCGGCCTTCTTCTCGTTCTCGTCAGGTTTCATATTTTCGATAGCTTTGCTCACATCAAAACCAAGCTGAGCTTTAATAGCCTCTCTCTTATCGTAGTCATTTAATGGTTTGCTAACAGCGTACTGTTTGATAAGATCTTTTGTGCCATTAGGAGCAAAATCAAGAGCATCCTTAAATTCATCAATAGAACAAGATTCCATCCAGCTGGGAATCTGTTCCTCAGTCAGATAATACTCTGGTTCTACATCCTTATTAAGTAAATGACGAAGAATTTCATCATCATTAATAAAGAGATAATTATAGATAAGCTCTTTTCCGCCGCCCATCATAGACAGAGAATCTAACTCATCAACCTTGATATGCTTAGTTTCATGAGGAGCGAACTCTCTGCGGACGCCCAATTCGGGGATATTATAAATAACAAAGCCTGCGCTCTTGTTAGTGACATTACACTGGTCTTTCATAATTAAAAACTCCTTTTTCTCAAATAATGAATTAAAGGGGATAGGGATATATCCCTATCCCCTCGAATAGTTTATTGAATTACGTCAAGCTTGCCCTGAAGCTGAGTATCAACGTAAGAGAAGATGTTGTTAGTCATCATAACGCCAACGCCAACCTTGCGGTAGACCTGGATGTCACGAGACCAGTCATCATTGTCATTACGCTCACGAACGTGAGTAGTACCCTCGAAAGCAACCTTAACAGGCTTCTCGCCAGCGCCAGAAGGAATAACCCAAGCATAGCCAGGATCGATTACCTTACGGCTGTTGGTTTCATCCTCAAGAGTCTGAGGAAGAATTACAACACGAACACCCTTATAGTTAGCAAGATAACCGGTGTTCCAACGCTCGTTACGAATCTCGTCAGAGATCCAGCCCTCAGCAGGAACAATCTTTACTGCGAACTCACGAGTGCAGTAAATAGTAGGAGTGCCATAAGCACTTGCGGTAGTAACAAGACGGTCAAGACCAGTCTCATCGAAACCAGCAGCGCTTACACGGTTAGCAGCGGGAAGCTGATCAATTGCGCCCATAAGAGCCTGAGCGATCTCACGATAAATGAGTTCGTCCATGCCATCCATAATGATCTGAGTGAGTTCAGCGAAGTTCACACGACCGTCAAGGAACTCTTCGAAGCCAATCTGAGCGGCTCCGCCGATAGCACTGGTACCAACTTCGAAGCTCTCAGAACCGAGCTTGAAGGTCTCGTATACGCCGGCAAGACCGACACGAGTGATGAACTGCTTAGCGCGAGTCTTACCAGTTCTACGCTTAAAGACGGGGCGATCACCCTGAGCGAATGTCTGAATCTCAGCAAACTGACCATAAGCGTTGATCAGACGATTAGGAACGATATCGTCCATAGTCTGCTCCATGAGAGAGAATACCAAACGCTTATTCTGCTCATAAAGCTCTTCAGTACCAACGAGAGCGTTGAGTTCACTACGAAGAGTCTCGTTCATAGCGCTGTAAGAGAGATTCTCGTTATTATAAGAGAAGTTAGTAGAAGGAGTGGCGTTAGCTACATTCTTCATTAACTGTAGTAAATTAGTCTTATCCATTATTTTAACCCTCCTTTATCAACCAATGCGCTGAACTTTAACGCCAGGCTGTAAGTCAGGCATGGTGTAAACCTTTACAACCACGAACTTAGGATCTTCGTCTCCGCCTGTTGCGGTTTTACCTTCATCCTTAGTCAGATAACCATCAGTATCAATTTTGAGCTGATCGCCAACACTTAGAGAGCCAGCTTCAGCCTTAATTGTATTAGTAGTCCAAATGTCGCCGTTAGGGACAGCGATAACACGAGGAACCATCTTAGTGCCATCTGGCATTAGCTGAGGATAGTTAAAAGTCTCAACTTCCTTCTTGAAAGCAGCGTTGCTACCCTCGCGGACAGCCTCACCAGTATAATCAAGAACGGTCTTAAGATCGGACTTAGTCTGACCGATTGGGCTATAGACACGAGCATTGTAGCGATCCTTAATCATAGCGAAATCAGCATCAGTCTCGCGATCCTCATAAATCTTTACTTCATTGAAAACCATGCGCCATGGACCTGCACCATCAAAGTCACAGACACCCTTGGCATAATCGTATTTTACGAACTGGCCATTCTCAAGTAGCTCGATGCTTGCCGCTGCGGGAAGCTGAGCGTACACCTGGCCATTGCGCTTAGCGGACATATGGTTAGGTTCAACCTGGCCATATCCGTAAGTTACAAAAGTAGCGTTACCTAAACGCTTTGCACTCTTAGCCATATTATTTAATCCTCCTTATAGCTTTTTCGCGGTTTCGCGAACTGCCTTAATCCACTCTGGGACATTATCATCAGCGGGATTTTCAAGATTAAACAATCCCTTGGGCTGGTTATCGTCCTGTTCATTGTTGTTATTAAGGTTAAAGTTGACCTTGTTGCGAACGCAGATAATAGACAGCTTCGCTTCAATGTCATCCAAAGAATAAGTATCAATATGCTCAACAACATCCTTCTTGTCGTCGTCGCTCAGCATATAGAAACCATCAATCATGCTCTGCTTTTCCTTGCGGTCCGCAGTCAGCTTGAACTCTCTGAGAGAAGTTACCTCTGTCTCAAGGTCGCTCTTCTCCTGCTTAAGAGTCTCAAATTCGCCCTGAAGAGTCTCATACTTACCAAGTAACTCAGTATACTCAGTTACTTCATCAAGATTGTACTTCTTCTTAGGCTCTTCCTTGTTATTATCGGCAGGCTTGTTGTCGCCGTCCTTTGGCTTATTATCTTCTGGAGCAGAATTGCCTTTTGGATTCTTCTTGTTCTCGTCCTCAGGCTGCTTCTTTGCTTCGAAGTTAGGATCCTCGGGGTTGCCGAGAGTCTTTTTATTCTCGTCCATAGTCTCGTGAGAGCCTCCTTTATTCAAAGTTTTCTGTAATTCAGTTAGCATAGAGAACATCGTAGTTCTAAGTTCTTCCATGTTCTCTAGGGAGAATTCAGTCTTGAATTGTGCGCCCTCAAAACATGGCTCAACTGATTCTCCGAGAATACAAAGTTTTTCAATCAATGCTTCATTGTAAATGAAGAATCTACTACCCGAATTATTATCTTTTGCCCAAAAACCTTTTTGAGTTTCTTTGTTCAGTTCCATAGACTGATTGTTGCCATGCTCGAATAGTCGCTGAGATTCAGGGTAAGCGCTCGTCCAGATGTAACATTCAGTTACAAGATACTCACGCTCAACGCCTTCGTCATCAAACTTCTGGAACCAAACTTTCGCGTCCGTGGGGACGAAACCGTATGGTTTAGTGGTGTCAAGAACCTCGATATTTCCGCCACCCCGCAGAGAAATCTCTTTGTTGTGTCCTTCAAAATCGTTTGTTGCTTGATTAAAATAGCCAACAACAGGAGAACCTGGCAGTTTTCTGCCCATCTCTGTTGCAACTTTCTTAGTGATAACAGTTCCGTTTCTGTTGGGATTTTGTCCTACATAGCAGACCTTCACCTAACACTTGCTGATTAAAGGAGATATTTCAGTCGCATTGATGAATTCCAATGTGTTAGCAATAGGAATACTAATATGCAAGTTCTATCCCTCCTTATGACATGCTTTCACGGTTAGCAATCGTCTTATCGCTCTTTTCCTCGTCGGACTTTTCCGGACGACCAGACTATTTCTGTTCCGTTACTTTTGTTGTGCTTGAACTTGTCTACTTATTCTAAGAGTTATTCTAATCATTCTAATCTTTTTTGACCACGCTTCCACTCATTGTACTACTCATCATGGGCGGAATCATAATCTCAGATAGATGTAGAATCTCATTTTCGAATGTTAAAGTAGCCAGAATACTAGATTGAGAATGACCAAGAGCAATTTGTGGCAACATCTTAGGATAGCCCATTTGCGCGTGTTCTTTATACAACTTAGCTAGTTCTTTATAGTTAAATTGCGTTGTTTCTAGCATGGATACTCTAAACTCGTAATGACCCTTGCGATTAAATTTTTCCACTATCTTATTCAACAAATTAGCAAACTGTAAAGGTAGTTCTCTAATACTGGCTTCATCTGTTAAGATAGCATTAGTTACAGCTAAGTTGCCGTCCGCATTGAATAAGTTACGAGAAATACCAGCATTATTAAACACAGTACGTTCAACTTTTTCAAGGTCATCTGTCGTAGTATTGGAATTACTATCCTTGGTATCAATCTTCTCAATATCAGCAAAAGTAGTAAGCACATCCACGCCAACCGCGCGCTTAAGCATCGCAACCGCATTGTTATGGATATCTCTTGCTTCATCTACGTCAAAGATTAAGTCACCATTCTTATCAAGCGGTAATTTCTGGATAATAATTTTTAATAGCTATTGCATTGTCTTCTATCTATCTAACTCTTGAGCTTGGTCAAGGTCAATGATAGAGGGAATAACTCCAACAAGAGGTGGAAAACAGCTATCATTCAATCCCAGCTTCACCGAAACTGCGGGATCGAGAGGATACCAGCAGCTTAAATCTCCTGGATAATCCCCCTTAAGCTTGCCTTGTTTATATAAGACATAGCCTTGCTAAACATCCTTGGGGAATGTTTTTAGAATTGCCATTCTCTATTGAATATTAGAAAAATAGGCATCAAAGAACTAAAGATTTAGTTCTACGATTGGATCAACTCCAGAATAATAGCGATTACGACAATATGAAGCGGGGAGTTTTTGAATACCAAATCTATCCCCAAAATCTACAAAGATGCCATAGTAGACACCATCTTTCATAATATCGAGAGCAATATTTCCACATAGTCGCTTAACGTCAGATCTATCGAGGTACAGTAGTACCTTTGAGAAGTCACCAAGAATCTTATTTTCTTTTTCCTTAGATACATCTGTAAAGTAAGGAGTTACATACCAGTCATATCTATAAAGAGTAGCTAAGTATTTACACAATCTGTAATAAATACCACTAGACTCAAAGAAATATTCAGAAATCTCTCTTAGTGTCTTGTAATCATGTCGGTAAATAGCATTGAGAACAAAGCCCTTATCGCCGTAGTTTGGGTTGACCTTCTTGTAAGTGCCAAGATTTACGAGTGCATTATCCACGGTACGAATGCCCACCCGCATTTTAGCATAATCACGTGGAGCCATATCTTCTTCGCCCATTAGATTAAAGCCTTTATCTCGTATATCTTGTTGTCTGCGCTTAAGCAAGGTTTGTCACCTCCTTAATACCCGGCCTTCTGCATTATATAGTCATACGTTAATATATTTTCATCCGTATATGGAATCTCTATTAAAGTAAGACCTTTCAATGCGCAGAATCTCCTCTTTTGATTATCATTATATTTCTATTGATACAATCCTCTATTGCCGCCAAATTTACTGACTGCTTGATAATGCTATTTTCCTTGATACTCAATCAAGAAATCTAGATTGCCATCGTCATCAAAAACGGCAAAGTCAAAACGTAGAGGACGTCCACTAGGGGCTTTCAATCCCGCGAATTCATACTCTTCTTTAAAGTTAATATCATTCGCTTCTAGGATCTCATGTATCTTAATTTCTCCTCTTGATGCTCGCATAGATTAAATCACATCCTCTATCTATTATTAAAAATCTAATAGGACTATTATTTAACTATGCCCACTTAACTAATAAACATAAAATCAGCGAAGCGATCTTTCTTTCTCTTGCGCTTACTATCTTCTTCTTGCTTGATATAATATAGACCGTATTCAAAAGCTGAGAATTTATCCTTTGTAATAGATTTATTAGCTTGCTTCAAGATAATATTAACGCCTTCATTTTCCTCGCGCAAATTCAACATTTCATCTCGCAGAATAGAAGTATAAGTGAAAGGTTGTAAATATGCCGCTCTCTCTTCTGGTTTCATTGCTTGACCCTTTTTAGTTCCTAACAACTTATTCTTCGCAATTCTTTCGTCAATTAAGAATTTCACCTTGCCAGCCCGCATTTGCGTCTATGCATTACTGTGAGCTTCGGTGTTAATTGGCGCATTAGCTTTAATCTCATAAATAGCATCATATTCCGTTCTATCAGTTCTATACTTCTTATACTCTCCATCATCATCATTCTATACGCCAAAATCAGGGAAGAAATCATCTGTTTCAGGGTCAACTTGAGACTTGACCATATAGTCCATTAGACCAGCGCCCAAACCATTACCGTCGATAACAACGGTCTTAGCCTTGAACTAATAATATAATTTTTTAATCTTAATTGCCTAATCTTCAAAGTGCTCGTCGTCCATTGTAAACATATTAACCAATGATTTAATTGCAGGTCCCTAAGACTGTGGTGTAACTTTGAAAACACAAATTACACTTTGACATTTTTTACGTCCAACGTCCACAGCCAAAACATAATAAGCTCTATCAGAAGAACGACCAGAAGCTTCATATTCTGGTTGTTGTAATTTACGATTACGGTCAAATACTTCTCCATTGAAGAACGCATCCTCAACCGTACCACTCCAACGAGATTCATACTCTCGATCAAAAGAAGCCTCATTGAAGGTGCCATCCTATTTTAGCTCTTGAACAAAGTTTTTACTTTGTAGACCAACTAATACAGGAATACGCCAAGTACCGCCCATAACAATCGCTTTCTCTGGATCAAGAACCATACGAATCAAGAGCTGAATCAACTTATTGTACGGGAAAGTATTCTTCCAGCCTGCGGTGGTGACATAGATTTGACTCTTATTCAAGGTTTCTGCCTCTTGAACAGTACCATCCATACACTCACGATCAATGTTCATTAGAGGAATAAGGACTTCGTTCAAAATGGTGCCATCGACACCAATACATTCCTCAATTAGGCCTCCGTGACGACGCTTACCACGAGAACTCTCTCTTGCGGCAACGTTATCAAAGTAAGAACCATTCTTAAAGATATATTTACAATAGTCTTTACCTTCTTGAGTCTTACCTCTTCGCCAGTCAATCTCTCTTTCAAATGCAGGAATCTTCTAGCAAATTTCCTAAACCTTTTCTTTAGCAATACCAGCGGCCTGCTCTTTACCTCCAGAAGTAACAAACAGTTTACTTCTTGGATACAAAATACATCTACACATTAGTACCATAATAGATAAGAAAGACTTGGAATAGGCACGCGGGAATACCATGTATACATACTTGTAGCGCATAGCCGCCCGCAAGAATACTCTTTGGTAGAAGAAGAAATTCAATTCCTTCTTACGAGTAAGATCTCCGCCAGTCTAGAGGAAATCTACGAAAATATCAGGATATTCTCTCCAAAAAGCAATATATTGGCGTGCCGCAGGAATGATTGCCCGCACGCGTTCTTCAGATAAACCAATCTTCTTATTTTTATTGGAGAGGTTTAATAAATCAGCTAATGCCATTTACTCCACCTCCCGCAGATATTCCTTATCCTTCTCACCTTCCTATTGTTTCATTTCTTCAAATTCTTCATAGTCAGCATCAGTCAATACTTTATCTTCTGGATAATCGTAAATCTCATTGTCTTCTTCATCGCCACCATCAACGTCAATCTTAGCTTCTCTTTCCTTATCTTGAGCAATAGCTCTAACAGATGCGTCAATCATGTTACCGAGATTCATTTCTTCTGTAACAAGAGAGTAAGTATAGTGTTGAAGGTCTTGTAAAACTTTATCTACCTTATCCATCGGTCCATCGGTGTAATAACGAGGAATAAATCCTTCACGCTCGCAAATTGTAACTAATTCACCAATAGAATCTACAAATTCACCAGATTCAGCTTTATTCTGCGCGGCTGTGAGCTTAGCGCTCTTCATCAAGCTATCATACATCTTGATCATCTTCTGCGCACCATCGACATCGCCGCAGTCTAGAAGCTAATTAGATTTCAATGAAGTCTTACAAATCATGATAAGAGTATCTTTCATACCTGCTCCTTGAATATCATATGAAGCCATCATATCATTATATAATTGCTCCAATCGCACCCATTCCTCTGGGCGATATCCTCGACCCCACTTAAGTCTCAACATTACTTTATCTTCTTCGGTAAGTTCGTCTGAAAAGTCATCATCAGCTTCTGAAGGATCGTAATATTCAGGAGTACCTACAGCCTCTTGTGGCTCAGTTAAAATTTTGGACTTAGGAGGAGTTCGGTCTGTCGCAAGCTCAGTCTCAATCTCTTCACCAGTCATACCTTGCGCTTTCATTTGATTAATCTTGCGCATACGCTGCTCTTCTTCAAGAGATTCTGTATCTGCCCAAGAATACTGGCTCCATTGCTTCAATTTCATCTTCGATAGATAACGGCCAATAATAGTTAGTCCAGTTACCTTCTTTGGGTCTTTACCATATTTCTCAAGTAAAACATCCCATTCTTCTTTAATATAAGGCACATCAATTTCTTGTAAAATCCATTTATATGTTTCTGGGTCCCAGTTATCGACGTGCATGGTTAAACATTTCTTGCAAATATCCATCTTTCCATCTGGTGGATATTTTTCTACGTTCTTAGAAGTGTAGAATTCACTATCATTCATAGTCTTTCCGCACTTCTTGCAAAAATGCTGTCCAGCCATACGAATCAACCTCTTTTCTTATTACGGCATTTCTTACAAATAGAATACCAATTATCTTTACTTGTCTTATTCTTTGAAAAGAAAAGATTGTTCGCTGGCTTAATCTGTCCACATTTAGAACATTTTTTCATTGGATAACCGCGTTTAGTGTACTCCCAAATTAAGAAATCTTCTTTAGCCTATTCCGCAATTACCTTCGGAATCTTATTGCGCCACAGACTAGAAATATATTCTACACTATAGGTTTGATGAAATTCTTCATCAAGTAACTTTTGAATCTCGCTATTTGGTTTACCATCAATCTTCCACTCAACAATTCTATCATAGATAGGATAATCAGCAAGGGCCTTAGTACATAAATTATCAAAGTCTTGCATTAAATACCAAGTATCTCCCTCAAACTAATCCCAACTATCTTCCTTGAGTTTAGAATAATTACATAAAATAGCAGATACTACTTTAGTATCTATTAATGAAATGCCATCTACAACGATTTCAGAACCATCTAAATAACTCTTATCATCAAGAGGTAGTGATGTTCTAGCAGATCTCGTTAATCGACACGGAATAATTGGCTTCTAATAAGCCTATTTAATAATATATTGATCTTTCCGCATCTCAATTAACGCTTTCTTCATCATAAAAGCAGTCTTACCAGAGGCGTGCTTCGCTGCTGCTTCCCAAGCGTTTATAGTATCTCGCAGTTGTTTCAAACAGGGGATTGTCTCTAAATCTTTATCTGTAATCGAAATCTTCGGTTGAAAAATTACATTCTTATTTTCATTAACTAAATTATAAATACCATCTTCGCCGTTCTCTAACTAACTAACAAGACCCTCGAAAGAACATTCTCTCTTGTTTACCGTAGTCATACGGTTATCTGTCAGTATATTGCGTTCTTTTCGCTCTTGCTTTTCCATGCAGAGAACAAGATAATTACCTAAAATTTCAAGATACGCGGGACTAATATCCGGCGTTTCCGCAATTATCTTTTCAACTAGCGCTTTACGCTCTTCTGGAGACTCTAGAGTATAATCTAATTTAATCACACTTGTCATCTCCTTTATGCTTATATAATAACAAAAAAAAACTGGTATGTCAAATCTATTTGACCAAATTAAATTATTTTGTTATAATAATAATAGAAAAATAATAAAGGAAGTATTTCTTATGAACTTTTGCGACACTCCAGCTGAAGCGTTTCCTAAAGGCGCATAGTTCTATCATAATGTAACCGTAATAGTATTTTCTGTTGCTGAAGATATATGGGACGAAGATTTTGACTCTATTTGGTATCTTGACTAGTTAACCGCACCAGAATCAAAAGCAATCCTATTCTTCAAAGAAGAAAGAGAAATTATCAACGATGCTGATGTAGATGCTTTCTATGATTGCGATGATGAACAAGAGTGCGATTGGTTACTAGATTATTATGAGAATTGCATAGTCGAAGTAGATCCAGATGGAACGGTTTCATGGTATGAAGGAGAATTTTAATGAATCAAATTAACATAAAAGAATATTTTAAAACAGAGAAGGAGAAATTGCGGCTGGCCGTTATTGAGCATGATTATGAGCCTCCTTCTCTCACGATTGTAGATGCCACAGACGGAGACGTCGGCAATCAGATTTATATTAAGAAGAAGATTGAGGATTTTGAATCTGTAGGTTGGCCTGTGAAGGTTATTAGACCGAAAGATAAGTTTGATTTACGTTATCTATTAACCTATGATGGTCTTGAGACAGATTGCGTAATTGTCCAAATGCCAACGGCAGAAAGATTTGATTTCGACATTGAAGATATTCCATCGTACTTTGATTGTGATGGTTTGACTAAGAACGCTCTTGTTCTTCCCGCCACTGTTCGAGGTATTATTGATTATCTGGATGATTGTGGTTTTAATTATACAGGTAAAACTGCTGTTGTTCTTGGCAGAAGCGATATTGTTGGTAAACCTATGGCAAAGGCTTTGCTAGATAGAGATATGACTGTTTCCATTTGTCACAGTAAAACGAACTATGGAGATAAAGAATATCTTCTTCATAATGCAGATCTAGTAATCTGTGCTACTGGACGGCCGCAGTCTATTCATAGAGAACAGTGCGAGTCTGCTATTGTTGTCGATGTCGGAATTAGTCGACTCAATGGCAAAATTGTTGGAGACTTCGTAGAGGACGAAAATAATATTGTCGGAGAAGCTTGGTCTACTCCAGTTCCCGGCGGTGTTGGTCTATTAACAAGATTGGGGTTGATGAAAAATTGTCTAGATCTCAAGGTATTGTAATTGGTAATATAGGAGCAGCTATTTTAGACCTAGAAACAGAATTTGAACGGGCGAGAATTATGACCTATCCTCTTGGTGATTGGTTACATAATAAAATTTCTCGTCAAGAATATAAAGAAAAAATGGCTATTTATCGAGATAAACAATCTCAATATGTAGCTAAAAGACTCTTTGAAATTTATGGATTTGAAATTGCTCAAAAGTATAAGCCAAACTATGTAAAAGATTTTATTCCTTGCATGGGAGCAGACGGACAATGCAATCTATATTGCAAGAAGTTTGGAAAATGCTGACAATAAAAGTCTACACACTATATTTGAAAAATAGGGCAGAACGAATATCCAGTTCTGCCCAACATCATTTCATTTTAAGGAGGCCGCAATAAAAATGGAAAAGCATTTCAAGCAATTGATTATCGCAAGACGTGATTTGAATATGTCACCTGGCAAGTTAGCTGCGCAAGTATCTCATGCATCTTCTGCTTTCCTCATTGAGATGATTAGAGATTCTTGGCCAGAGAAAGCGCAAGGTTTTTATCAAGTAAATTATAGACTGGACGAAGATATTAACGACGGAGTAACCAAGGTAGTATGTGGCGCCCGCAATAGAGAAAGCCATTGAGAAGGCTAAGGAATTGGGCATGATTGAAGGTGTTGATTACTTTCCTATTGTTGATGCTTGCAGAACTGAGTTGATTCCAGAGTCCCCGCAAGGAACTTTGACGTGTGTAGGATTTAGACCTATGGAGGCAGAGAAGATTGATGAAATTGGGAAAGATTTTCATTTGTATTAACATCTTAGTTCTTTCTCTTTTGATGTATGGAGAAATTTATCAAAATACTAGTTACAGATTTGACGAATATAATCGTACTATTGTTTTAGATGGTGGCCATAGTTATGACCTTATTGCAGAATGATAAGAGCTTTAATATATTGAGATAGGGCGAGTAACATACGCCGTCGCAATTTAAAAATCGTAATTCGAAAACGAAAATGGTTTTCGAGATTTTAATGGCGTGGGAGAACGAATGTGTGAAAATTTTCACGCTTTTTCCCGAAATACACGCCCCCGTACTGTCGCACTTCATCACGCTAAAGCACTACAGTTAAACAGCTACCCCTACTTTAGTTAGCTAAAGCGTCTGTCGCTATTATTATGTATCGCGCGCGTAAAGAGGAATTGGTCAATCTGCACAACAGGATCGGCACTCACCTGTGCAAATTGACGAAACGCAGAAATCTGCAAAAAAGTTGTTGACAAGCAAGCAAGGCTATGCTATCATGCAATCACAGGCAAGGGAAAACAGCTTGCCAAGCACACCGAAAAAAAAATAAAAAAAAAGTCTTGACAAGCAAGACAAGGTGTGGTAAACTAAAGACAATCCAAGAGGAACACAAAAACAGTTAATCAAAAGAAAGTGAGTGTATCAAAATGACAAAAGTAGAAATGGCTCGTACTCTCCAGCGTATCCGCAAAGTGCAGAACGACATGGACGCCCTCAAGCGTGAGTTGGACGAACTCAAAGACACCGTAAAGGCGGAGATGGTAGCGACTGGCGAACACAAGATAGAGGCTGGCAGCTGTATCGCCACCTATCAGGAAGTCACCAGCAACCGCTTTAATAGCTCTGCGCTAAAGGCAGAGGACAAGGCTACCTATGACAAGTATGTGGTAGCCAGCACCACCGCAAGACTGACCGTGAAGTGAGTAGCACCAGCTACTCAACCACCATAGGACTGCCTGTATAGGCAGGCAGTCCTAACCTTAGAACAAAAAAAAGAGGTATATATTATGGAGTTCGTCAAGTATTTCACTAACCCGCAGTTCGATAACGCCAAGTTCGCAGATATGCTGCGCCTGAAAATGAATGTGCGTGCCAAGGCAGTAGAGGATGGTGTCATCCTTGACCGTGATGCTTTTAACGCTATGAGTGCCGCTCTCATGCCTAACTGGGCGTGGCTGAATAAGCAGAGCATCAATAGTCCTCTGCATACCAGACCCGCAGACCCGTCGGAGTGGCCAGAGCTGACCCAGGCCTATCGCTACTTACTTGCCATAGTGTTCGATGACAAGGACGCTTGCCAGCTTGAACAGGCGGACGGGCTTAAGTACATCAACGAACAGGCAGATATGGTGGCTAACTACTGGCGTAAAGAGAACGGCTTCTATGGCGTAGCAGTCATTGATAACGACACTGGCGAAATCATGCACATGGCAGAATAAGACATAACGGGCGCTCTGCGAGAGCGTGGAGCGCCCAACCCACGAACAAAAGAAGGGAGTATTATTATGACTTATAACGAATTTCTGAGCCGCTTCTGCGGTTGCCACGAGGATGAAGTCGGCAATCGACCCTGTGATAACGGCTGTATGTGCGACAAGTGCATGACGCCGGAACTTGAGAAACTGTGGAAAGAGGTGCGGGATAATGCGTAAAGTAGCAAAGGTGACGCTGTATAGCGTATGTCTGGCAGTCCTGTTATGGTTTGTCCTCTCATGGCTCGACATAGCATGGGATAACTGTGAACCCAATCCGCACAACAGCCCATATAATGTCTTTGTCCTTATGACGCAACAAGAGGAAAAGACAGAAGAGCCTACCGCAATAGAGGGGACTTGCGGAAGCCCGCTTACCGATCAGACAAGGCTGGCAACCGCAGTCATAACCAACATTGACGGTAACACGCTTACTCTTGTTACGCTTGAGGATGGCGAGGAATGGACAGTCGAAGTCGGATATGGCGAGAACTTCTCAACAGATGACTACCTGTGCGTATTCTTCGATAACATGGGAACTGACTCAATCTATGATGACGAGGTCGCCAAACTCTGGAAAGAGGTCTGGTAAATATAGGGTGGAGAAATCCACCCTATATTTTTGTGCATTTTTCATAAAGACATTTTCGCCTTAAGCCGGCGGCGCGCTGGCGACCGCGGCGCGCCGAGTTTTGCGTTTGTGCAAGTTGCACAAATTTGGAAGTGAAATTTTGGTATAGGCAAGTTGCACAATCAATCCCGAAATCTTTGTGCAATTTGACAATTGACAATCCCTTGTGCCTGTGGTACAATGGTATCATCAAAAGAAAGGAAGTGCTCCAACATGGCTAATCGCATTGGATTTACTGACGCCCTCACTGGCAAGGAAACTGTCTGCGGGACTTGGGCAAAAACGACTCTCGCAGTTATTCAGCTTTCCGTTTCACATAACGACTGGGCGAGATTTCTTCCATTCTGTAATGGCTGGAATCTTGACTACCCGCAGAAAGATGAATGTCCGATTGAGTACCGGGCAAGAATGATTGATATGGCTATCGGTCTCCAACTCATTTGAGTTGGAGACCCCAGAGAAAGGATTTGAGATTATGTTACCGAGAAGACATTGCGCATACGACATTACCACCGGCGAAATCCTCTGCTGTGACCGCGGAAATCATCTCAAGCGTTCGGTTGCCCTGACCAAGAAAGTCAATAAGGAAATGTTTGGAGTCGCCGGACAGTGGCGGTTCTGCCACGACTTCGGCAAGAAGTGGATTGAGAAAGGAGCGCCTACCAGATGAAGAACTACCTGTTCTATGATGAAGAAACCGGCGAGCATTTCTTCGTTCAAGAAGTCAACCTGTGGAAAGCTAACCAGACCGCGCATCTCTTCTTTCAGCGTCCCTTTTACAAGTGTTCTATGAACGACGCAGAGGCTGAAATGTACGGATACGATACCTACTAAGAGAAAGCCGGTGATGAACCGGCTTTCTTTACTTTTGGTAAAATTTTTGATATAATAATTACAGAAGAAATGAGAAAGGAGAATTTTCTAATGACGCTAGAAGTGCTGAAAGCACTGGCTGTCATTCTGGAGTTCTGCATGAACCAAGATTCTTGCAAGAACTACCCAATGGCCCAGTTCTGTTAGAAGATGCCATGTGAGTGGTAATCTAATTCCTTTCGGCAAAATGCCGCGGCTCCCGTCTGGAGTCGAATTTTCGCACAGGCTAGGTCTATAGAAATAAAAAACCAAAATGGCTGAATCTACTTACTCTAGAAAATTAGATGCAATGGGAAGAATTATGATTCCTGTTCGACTTCGTGACTAGCTCGGTCTTATTACTGGCAGAGAGTATTCATTCGAGGTTAAACAAATTGATGGCCGCAATTACATTTGTATTGATTGTGGCTTGAACACTGAACTGGAAGAAGCTATGAAACTTGTCCAAAATGCTGGACTAAAAATTGTTCAAAATGACGATTGACAAACCATGCTTTCTATGGTATACTTAAACCATCAAAAGAAAGAAGGTTTGATGTTATGTATGAGTTTGAAGTTTTGTTAAAGAATGGCGAGCGCACTTTTATCTGGGGCTATAATTATCAAGACGCTCTCAATCGACATCCCAAGTTAGCGAATGAAATCGAATCGCTTCTATTTCAAGAGTACATTGATTGACCTCCCATTTGGGAGGTCTCTTTTTCTTAGCTGGCCGTTGGCGTACGCCGCGGCCAGTTTTTCGTGTCAATAGGCAATTTGCACAATTTTCCATACGCATTTTTGGTGAATTTGACGAAAGAAAATTTCCCAAAACCCCTTGACTTCCTATGTAGGCTATGATATACTTGTATCATCAAAAGAGAGGAGCGAAACACATGATGGTTGCAATCATTATTCTAACCGCCCTGTTGTCTTTCCAATTTGTTTCTGCTATTGAGCGGGACTGCATGGGGCTGGGGCTTATGTTTGGCGTTGAGATTATTCTTTTCGCTTATATCGCAAAAAATTTCATTTAAGGGGTTGACAAACTCCGCTAACTATGCTATACTAACAGTGTAATCAAGGTTGACTACCTGAACAGTCAGAAAGGAAGTTATATTATGAGAGTTACTAAGACTATCCGTGAGTTTATCGAAAAGGAAGTTTCTAACCGTCTGGACGCCAAGTATACGGCGGAGAAAGAGGAAGCCGATTTCCAGACCAAGGTGGAACAAGAAGTGGCTATGGATGCCGCACAGAAAGCCTATGACGAGTATATGGCGAGTGTCTTTACTCGGTATAATTTCCTTGAGGACTTGCATACCGACAAGGAACGCCGTTGTGTCGAACTCCGCAAGTCTATGGCGTTCGGTATCAAAGATAGGCTGAACCGCTCCAGCGTTCTTAACTGGCGTAGACGCAAGGACGATGAAGCAAGGTCTATCGTCAATGACATTATCGTGGAACTGGAACTCGGCGGCGATAAGGCAACCCTTATGGCTATGCTGGATAGGGTCGGGGAAGTGTAAGACTTCCCCGACAAGAAAAAGAAAGGATTTGATAAAATGAAAGCTACTGGTATCGTTCGCCGCATTGATGATCTCGGTCGTGTGGTCATCCCCAAGGAAATCCGCCGTACTATGGCAATTCGAGAGGGTGACCCGCTGGAAATCTATACCACAGACGGTGGTGTTCTTTTCCGCAAGTACGAACAGCCCACTAAAACCAAGGCGGCTACCGCCCAGAAGTGGCTTGAAGATAACGCGCTCCCCATGCGTGCCACCTCTGCTAAATTCAGCATTGAGAACAAAACCACTACTTGCGAGGTTGTCAGCAACAATTCCCGTCAAACTGGAACGGCAACAGCTACCGCAAAAGATACTTTTATCCCCGCTGTCGGTATGGTTATCGCCTTTTGTCGAGCCACTGGCAGAACTGTTCCGCAAGAACTGCTTGAGGACTAAAAAAATAGCATAAAGGGCTTGACAAAACAAGCCCTTTATACTATAATAAAATCATCAAATGAAAAGGGAGTTATAAAGATGGATTTGAACACTGATTTTAGTTATATGACCAATGAAGAATTGGACGAACTCATTTCCCGGATAAAAGAAGCAAAGGAACGGCGCTCAGAAAGTCGAAAGGCTGATCTTTGGAATAATGTTCGGCGAGCCGTGAATAACTATATCATAGACTTTGGCATGATTGAACTTTTTACCGAGGGCCACAGTTTTATGCTGGACGATAATTCTTTCAGCATCCCCGGGCGAAATCAATCCTTTGGATTAAAACAAAAGAAAGGGAATAAGAAAATGGATGTTCAAGCGGCTAAAGAATTTCTTGAGCGCCGAAGCGTTGATGACTTACAAAGCATTATCGTTCTTGCTCAACAGCAAATTCAACAGATAAAAGAAAATCAACAGGCTAAATACATGGGAGCAATTCGCAAAGCATTTGAAGATTACTTTGAGAATGTCGGTCCGATTGAAGTAACTTTCGGTTATGAGGACGCAGACGGAATGGAAGGGGCCGCCACTATAGAAGTTAATTCCGATAATCCACCTTGTTTCTGTCAACAGTCAATTGAATTTCCGTAAGAAAAGTGGCTCGATTTGAGCCGCTTTTTTGTGCAATTTGACGAAGTTTCCTTTAACTCCAGCGGCGCGTTGTGGGCCACCACGCGCCGAGTTTGCACAAGAGTATTATTACACAAATTTTTCGTTGCATTTTTGTGCAAATTGCCAGCTTGACTTTCTCCCGAAACGGTGGTACAATGAGTACAACAAAAGAAAAGAGGTAGACACCATGAAAAAGAAAACTTACTACTATGAGAACCGCACTTTTGAGGTCGAAGTCTATAATGAATGTTGTGGTTGTTTGCTAACTATTTATGTAAATGAAGTTATCCGCCCTAATCGCAAGTTCTTTGGTCGTACTAAGCAGTTCTATACAGACTATGTTATTCTCGACCAGTATTCTTCTATTGATGAAGCTGTTAAATCAGTTATCGCAGAGGGGCTGAAAGTAGAAGAACAGACTAAGCAAGTTAATAAGAAGTGGGAAGAATGGAGCAAAGAAACTAATTAAAATTGCCTATTGACATTTTGGCAATTTTATATTATAATAATTATAGAAAGTGAGGGAGAAAGAAATGAACTTGTTGATTATCTTCATTTTGCTTTCGATTGTAAATGTTATCTTCTCCACAATCAAGAGCATTGTAACTATTAAATCCGGTCCATGGATTGCAAGCATTGTTTCAGCTCTGTACTATGGCTATTACAATATTGTATTGATTTACACTGTTGCAGATTTTCCGCTGTGGCAGAAAGTGGTAGTAACTGCGGGCTGTAACCTTGTCGGCGTTTTCGTCGTGAAGTATGGGGAGGCTAAAGCAAGAAAAGATAAGCTGTGGAAAGTGGAATTGACCGTTCCTACCAAGTACAAAGACGCTATTGATGAATTGGGCGTTCCTCATTCCTACATTGAATTAAGCGACAAGCACACCCTTTTCAATTTCTACTGCGCTACACAGATCGAAAGCGCAAAAGTCAAAGCTATTGCCAACCAGTACGAAGCAAAATATTTTGTTGCGGAGAGCAAAAATCTTTGAAAAAGGTATTGACAAGATGAAAGTCTTGTGATACAATATAATTGTCAAGAGGGAGTAGCCCAAGAAATCCGAGGATGCGCAACTTCGAGAAAGTAGAGGAAGTAAACAGATAGAGTAAGCTCAACTGCAAGTCGCTATTGTGGGGATTAAGCCGAAAAAAGTTTGCGAAACCTCTTGACAAACTCCTAAAACTATGATACAATAAAATTGTTCCAAGGGAACAAAAAAAAACAAGGAAAGAGGTACTTAGTTATGATGACCGAAAAGAACAAGATGGAGTGCGATGACCTGCTGAAAACCCATGAGATGACGCAGAAGCTCCTCGATGCCAATACCGCGGACGCCGCTATGCTGGCAACCCTTGTCCAGATGGCCCGCGGAGGGAAAGACGAGATGGCGATGTATATGCTCCACAATCTCAAGCCCTACGCCATTGAAATCGCAGAGGGCGGCAAGGAAAAGAGTGAGCCGGAAATCGACATTGACGCACTGCTCAGCGCCCTGTTCGGCTAAACAATAGAAACTCGGTGGAAAAATCCACCGAGTTTTTTTGTGCAATTTTCACAAATCCTTCTTAGGCGGTCCGCGCACGCTCGGCGTGGACCGAGTTTTTGTCAATACACAAGTTGCACAAATTTCTCGATCAATCTTTGTGCAACTTGTGTATTGACAGCTTTCCCGAAAAGTGCTATACTGTTTACAGAAGTTAAGAGAAATGCCCCTTGAACCTTGAAAAAAGATTTTGAAAAAATCGAAAAAAACTCTTGACAGCAAGCGCAAAGTGTGCTATACTAAGTACAGAAGTTGAGGGAACGATGGTAAACCTCAATCAATAGAAAGGATTTGACAAGATGGAAAAAATTGACAAGCGCAAGCACTATGTTTTGGTACTTGATACCGAAACCGCCAATACTATCCAAGACGGCGATAGTCTGGATATGTCCAATGTCCTTGTATATGACTGCGGTTGGGCGGTTGTGGACACCAAGGGCAATATCTACGAAACCGCAAGTTATGTCAATCGTGACATTTTCTGCGAGGAACGCGACCTTATGCGGACGGCTTATTATAACTGGAAAATCCCCCGCTATGTCGAGGAACTGCGGGCAGGTAGCCGGAAAATGGCAACTACCTACGAAATCCGCAAGGCTATGCTGGACACTATCGAGAAGTGGGGCATTAAAGAGGTAGCCGCCCATAACGCCCGCTTTGACTATAACGCTTTGAATATAACACAGCGTTATACCACCGCAAGCCGTTTCCGCTACTGGTTCCCATTCGACAGCGTGGAAATCTGGGACACCATGAAAATGGCACAAGATGTTATCTGCAAAATGCCTACCTATAAGGCGTTCTGTCAAGAGAACGGTTATGTGCTGAAAAATGGTGCTTGCCGTAAGACCGCCGAAATCCTGTGGCGCTTTATCTCCGGCAACAACGAGTTTGAAGAAAGCCACACCGGGCTGGAAGATGTGCTGATTGAAGCGGAGATTATGTTCTATTGCTTCCGACAGCATAAGCCTATGCGGAAAGCCCTCTTTGAGAACAAGAGAGAATATCCGCCTATGACAGAGTTTCAGCGAGAATTTTCCGCAAGTTTGCGAGAAATGCCGGTAATTAGGTTCGGGGAGATTTAATCTCCCCAACCTTGAAAAAAGGGGTTGACAAACGAAAAGAAACCTGCTATAATGAATGTATCAAAAGAAAGGAAGCGATAAAATGAAAATGATTTGCTTCGATATGGACGGTACGATTGCTGACTTGTACGCCGTTCCTAACTGGTTAGATAAACTGCGGGCAGAGGACGTCAGCCCCTATGCAGAAGCCGCTCCCATGTGGGATATGAAAGCTCTGCGAGAAGTCCTCTTGAAGCTGGTTGATAAGGGATATGAAATCCGCATTATCAGTTGGTTGAGCAAGGACAGCACCGAGGAATATAAAACCGCCGTCCGCAAGGCGAAAAGAGAGTGGCTTGAGAAGTATAACTTCCCTGCTGATAAATGCCACTTTATTGCCTATGGTAGAACTAAGGCTGACTGTATCCGCCGCATTGCAGACGCTCCCGCCGTTCTGATTGACGATAACAAAAAGGTGCGGGACGGGTGGCATTTGGGCGAGTCAATCGACCCCACAGAAGTCAATCTGCTTGAAGTCCTTTCCGCTTTTGATTGAGCGGAAAGGCAGAAAGGAAAATAGAATGAAAAAGACCGTATGGTTTGAATTTATGAACGCCGACAGCAAAGCCGCCGCGATTGAAGTTATCAAGCGCATGGGTTGGGATATTGACGCCGAACATTTGACAGAGGACGGCGGACATTCGGTCACGTTTCCGAACAAGGACGAAAATCTGTTCGAATTTTTAGATATGTGCTGGAGCTAAGAGGGGCGTTGCCCCTCTTTTTTTCGTCAAAATGCACAATGCCCTCTTCGACGGCCCGCTGGCGCACGCAGCGGGCCGAATTTTCATTATACACCACCGCCAGCAAAAAGTCAATCGGCAAACTGCACAAAAAATCATGCCTCGAATCTCCCGAAATTGTGCAACTTTTCAGCAAAAAGTTCTTGACTTCCGGCGCTTGCGGTGGTATACTGTTTACAGAAGTTAAGAGAGGGACGCCAAAAGGCTTCCAAAAAGATTTTGAAAAAATCGAAAAAACCTCTTGACAAACTCCGCAAGGCATGATATAATAGGTACAGAAGTTAAGGGAAAGCGGTTCTTGAAACGGCGAAAAGCGACAGTCAAGAAACTTCCGAAAAACTTCAAAAAACCTCTTGACAAGCCAAGCGAAAAGTGCTATAATGAAAGCACAAGGAAACCCAATGCACCTTGAAAAGTCAACATCTTACTTCGGTATCAAACTTCCGAAAGTTTGAAAAGAAGTTCAAAAAACCTCTTGACAAACCGCCGAAAGTATGATATAATAAAATCACAAAAGGACAAGGACAGTCCTAAAAACCAGAAAGGATTTGAACATGGAAAAGACCAACAAGACCCGTATCACCAAGGCTATGCGTTTCGAGGACATTAAGGCTATGCTGAACGGTCAGCCCGTGACCTACGGCACGACCACCGGGGACGCCGTGGACTTCATCGAGCATGAGATGGCTCTGCTCGTCAAGAAGAACGGCGGTGAGAACAAGAAGCAGACCAAGACCCAGCAGGAGAACGAGGGCTATAAGGCGCTCATCCTGGAGTTCCTCGCCACCCTGTCTGATACTTCGACTGGTGTGACCTGCACCGAGATTATCAAGGGCGTGGCGGAGTTCGAGGGCTTCAGCACTCAGAAGATTTCCCCTCTGGTGCGTCAGCTCATGGCAGCTGATAAGGTCACTAAAACCGAGGTCAAGGGTAAGGCTCTGTTCCGTCTGGCCTAACCCCATAGGGGAGAGGGGTAAAACCCTCTCCCCACCAAAAGAAAGGAAGTGATTATTATCGCCCAGCGAGTAACAGACGCTGAACGCCTTGAGCGTATCAAGCGAGTGTTTCCAGACGAGAAAGAAGCGCAAGATATTCTCGCCTATGATAAGGCGGTAGAAGCAGGCGAAAAAACGGAATATGACCTGCCGCCGGATAAGCTGAAAGCCGCACAAAAGTATGCCCATGCAGGAACGCGGAAAGCGCCCACGGCATACAAGTTTACCAAGCGAGAACGCAAGCCTAACGCAACCAAGGGGGGCATTATTGCGGAGCTTGCGGAGTTCATGGAACACAACAGTAACTTTGATGTTTCTAACCTTGCTATCACGAACAAGGAAAGACAGATTTCCTTTATGGTAGGCGGTGAAACTTTCGAGTTGACGCTTGTGCAAAAGCGCAAGCCGAAAAGCTAATAAGGATAGGGGCGGATAACCCCTATCCGCCCTTCCAGAAAGAGGGGAAAGCATACGACAAAGCGACCTAAAGAGTTTTTATATGTCGGTCATTATATCGACAGGGACGGCAATTTCATTCTCAAGGTAGGCACTACAAATGACCTTGAGCGCCGCCGCAAAGAACATAACCGCAACTATAAGAAAAGCCCCAACTTCACCATGCCGCCGGGCGGTGAGTTCGTCTATGACTTTTCGCTTCCTCTTTCCAAGTATAACACCTTGAGATATGAGGATAAGACCCGCCAAAGGTGGCAGGACGAGGGCATAGGCGAGTTTGTCAGAAATGACAGATTTTATTGCAAAAAGAAGCCCAAAACCGTCAAAGTGACGATACGCAAAACCTACGAAATCCCGCTCGATTGAGCGGGATTTTTTGTGCATTTTTCACAAAGACATTTTCACCAAAAATCAAATGAAATTTTTGTATAAATTGCCTATTGACAACCGGACGGAAATGTGGTATAATGGCGGGCCGGTCGCGGGCGACTCGGCCCGAGTTTTACCGATCGGAAGCATATGCAAAATTTTTGTTCAATCTAGCCGACTTTCATATGGCTTCTCGTTTTCCCGAAAGTTTGACATTCTAGTCCAATTTTATTTCTATTCCACCATTGACTCATATTTCTAATTTCATTTGGCATATAGCCCACTCCACTTCCGTGTAGCTAACAAAATTTTAGTTGCTCATAGCGGGCCTCCTGCGTTACCGATCGGGTCCAGTTTTTCATATCAAAACAAGAGAGAAGATAATAAGAGCGGAGAACCAGTTAATCCGATCGGGCCCGCAATTAGAAGACTCTTTTCTGGTTCTATTTCCTCTTGATTTTTATAATAAAATATGTTATTATATTAAAAAAAGATATAAAAACGCCTCGGTTCTAGCTTAAAATTGCTAAAAACGAGACAAAATAGCGCAAAAATCTAAGCTTTTTGATTTAAAAATTAAGAAAACGCACTTTAAATCCATCAAGTAATCATATTTCCTACTTCAAATTCTCTGTAGCCAACTACATAAATGCTATTACCTAGCAAAAATCCATACCGGAGAGAAAATTTTTGGACTAATTTCCGATCGGGTTGGCATATATTAAAAAATATTATATAATATATATAGAAATTAAGAAAGGAATTGGTTCTTCCCGTAGAAGAACTATGGTGATAAAACATGGATTTTGAAGCTATGATTCGAGATGCCCAGAAGAATGGACTGTCTATTGATGACATCGCAAAGATGTTCTCTAAGACTCTTAACGCGGTCCAGCAGGAGGATCAAAAGAAGAAGGCAATTAAGGACGCTCGTACTGAACTGATTGAGCATATGAAGAATCAGTTCGAGACCGCTGTTTCTAAGGGACATCTTGATTGCACTGACGCGGCTGCCCTGTATACTCTTACTATGGCAGAAAAGTATCCCGATTGGACTGCTGAAAATATCAAGGATTATTTCCAGATCATTAAGCTGAACGCGGAAACTACCGCGACTATGGTCGGTAAGGAACCAGATGAGCTCCTCCAGGTTCTCCTGGACAAGGTTGA